CTGATTTTGTTGAAATTCGTAATATTAAGGAGTTTCCAGCTATTGGTACTCCAGCTAACATTGTAAAAGTTCCTGAATACGGTTCAGAAACTTCTTTCCAAATCCAAGGCCAAGCTGATGCACCGCAAATGGAGATTACATTAAACTATGTACCTTCAGAATGGGCTGGTAACGTTGTTACCGGAACTGGAGGCGCAGTTAAAGTTTCTAATAAGAAAATTTATTTGTTTAGATTTGCTTTATTATCTAAAGCTCCTGCCTTAACTGCAGGCGCTGTTGACCTTAAGGATGGTTTTGGCGGTACACCGAACTCTTGCTATTATTTCTTGGGTAAATTAGAAGCCTTAGAAGTAACCCCTAGCTTGACCGATGCAATGACAGCGAAATTAACAATCTCTGTTCAATCTTCAATTGTTGGCGCATACTCAGCTTAAGGAGCAGACATGGCACATATTAAATCTTTGGGTGCTGCACGTTTCGCAGATCTCTCAGTATCTTTATTAGCAACAGGCACGGCAACAGAATATGGTGGTGCAGACGAAGTCACTTTTGCTGAAATGGAAAAAACTATTGCAACTATTAGTAGTATTCCAGGTGGCACCGGATTAGGCGCAGCAAATACGGCTCTAATAAATACGCTACCCGCTGGCAATGCAACTGGCTTGTTTGTTAAGGAAGTTTCTATTTCTGGAGAAGCAGCACTAACTTATGCTAATACTAAAAACTATATTAGAATTCGTCACGTTAAAGAATTTCCTGCTATTGGCACACCTGCCAATATTGTAAAAGTTCCTAACTACGGTAAAAAGAACTCATTGCAAATTCAAGGGCAAGCCGATTCTCCTACTATGGAATTGACGCTTAATTATGTACCTGCGCTATGGGCAAATAACACACTAAATGGTGGCACAGATGTAACTCCAATTGCATCGTTTGCAAAGGTTGGTGATGGTCGTGTATATCTTTTCAGATTTACACTGCTAGACACTAAACCAGATGGCTATAATGCAACTGTAGGTACTGCTGGTACTGCTACTGATGATTCTATTGCTGATGACGGCTCTACTCCATTAGCTGCTGTAGAAAATACAAGTTATTACTTCTTAGGCAAAATGGAAGCGTTAGAAGTAACACCAAGTTTAACTGATGCAATTACAGCTAAATTAACAATTGCTGTACAATCAGATGTTTATGGTGCCTTCACTGTAGATTAATCTACCTTATTTCCTATATGGAATGCTTAACGGCTGGAGCAATTAAAACAACAAGGCCGTCTTTATATTTAAGGATGATTATGGACTTTGATAAACCATTTAGCTTGGAATATGTAATTGGTATTACAGTCAAGCATATGTTGAAAAGCATAGATATAAGTATTAATAAAACATTCGAAAGAACGAAAGATGATTCTTTGTCAGCTGCAAAGAAAACAGAGGCTTTCGAAACTCTCTCAATTTTACATCAAATGCGAGCACAATTAGATGAGCGCAAAATTAATAAAGGTAAGTAACATGTCAGAAGCAAAAGGTATTAAAGCACTTGTTGGTCAACGTATGACCAAAACAGTTAAGTTCTTAGGCGGAGATGTTAAAATCTCTAAGTTAACTGTTGCTGAAGTTTTAGCAATTCAAGCAAAAGCTAAAGACGCAGAAAAAGATGAAAACGCAGGCTTAGAGTTATTGAAGACTGTTATTTGTTCTGCTGTTGAAGGTGGCACTGATTTAGATGATAATGATTTTGATAATTTTCCAATGGATGAGTTATCACGACTATCTAATGAAATTATGAAGTATTCTGGACTAGGTCAAGAAGTGGGAAAGTCAGCTTAAGTTCAGATGAACTAGCTATTTTTGAATTGGCTTTTCATTTGAAGATGCCAGTCTATCAGGTGTATGAACAGATGACATATGAAGAACTACTAGGTTGGTTTGACTATCTGGAACAGAGACCTGTAGAATGGCGTGCAGATGATAGAGCAGCTAAGCTTATACAAGTACAGGGTGTCAAGGAAAAACCTTGGCAACTGTTTACTTCATTAGATGCTATTTACAATCCAAAATCTAAAGGCAATAAAGAGGAAGGCGAGTTTGATTCAAGTAACTTCAAACGCTCAGGATTCTTCCAGCAACTAATGAAAGCGTCTGGGGGAGAGGTACTAAAATGAGTATCAAAGTTACTTTAAATCTAAATGAAATTCTACAGGCAAAAGCACAAGTTGTTATAAATGATACTGTAGATACTTTAGTAGAAGCATTAAAAGCTGCCACTCCTGTAGACACTGGTCACGCTAGAGATGGTTGGCAAAATGTGAATGGAAAAATAATTAATGATGTTGAGTATATCAGTGAATTGAATTCAGGCAGTAGTAAACAAGCTCCTGCGTACTTCATTGAACGAACATTATTAGAACACAGTCAAGTAGACTCTAATGGTGTTATTGTTACACCTACAAACTAATAACACCCCTTTATTATTACCTTATGGTATTAGTGGAGGGGTTTTTAATGGAGAAACAGGATGTCAGGTATAGTCATCGAAGTCGAAGCGAAGGTATCCCAAGCAGAGACTTCATTAGAACGATTAAACGATGTAGTACGAAATATCACAGCAAGTCTTAAGGCTGTTGATAAGGGTTTAGAAAATCTATCACTCAAAAAGGAAGTTCCACTAGACAAGACAGAGAAAGCTTTAAATAATTTATCACCTAAAATTGATAAGTTGCAAAGCAGCACTGATAAGTTATTTAAAGGTTCTTCTAGTGTAGATAACCGATATTCAAAAGAATTTGTTAATATTGGTGTATCCGCAGAGATGGCAGGTAAGCGAGTAGAGAAGGCTTTTAATGAGATTACGTTAAAACCTAACGATGCTGCATTAAAGAGCTTTTCATCTGAGATTGATAGAACATCTAAAAAGATTTCTAAACAAATGTCAGAGGGTATTTCTAAGAAAGACCTCAGAGATACTGAAAGTAGTCTCTTAAATATAAATAAAAGTATTACAGGTATCTCAGGCAATATTACAAGTGCTGTCGGTTCTATTGGCACTGCAATTGCCGCTTTTGGCTCTATTGCTACTATTGGAATGTTTGTAAAGTCATTATCAGATATTACATCATCTTTTACTGAAATAGAATCTAAGATTGCAATGGTAACAGGGCGTACTGTTGCATTTTCAGAAGCACAACAAGCACTATTAAAGGTTGCTGCAGAAACACGCACCACTTATGCATCTACTGCAGATGCTTTCTCCGGTGTTGGGCGTGCTATGAAAGACGTTGGGGCAACTAGTGAGCAACTGTTCAGAGTCACTAAGGTGTTACAGCAATCGCAGGCGTTGTCTGGTGGCTCGTCAGAAGGCTTTAAAGCGGCAATGATGCAGTTGAATCAAGGTCTTTCATCTGGGGCACTACGCGGCGAAGAGCTTAATTCTGTGCTAGAACAAGCACCTGCTATTGCAGACGCACTTGCGCGGTCTTTACACGTTTCTGTAGGTGCATTAAAAGGAATTGCTGAACAAGGTAAATTAACAACTTCAGTAGTTTTCAGTTCATTACTAAAACAAGCCGATTATATTAATGAGAAATTCAAAGCTATTAATCCAACGCTAGGTAATGCAATGGAAGCTGGCTTTGAAGGCGCTAAACGGTTTGCCTTTGAATTAGATAAGGGATTAGGCGTCTCTCAAGACCTTGCAAAAGCTGTTTCTAAACTAACATCTGGCTTAGGCACAAAAACCAGTGGCATTAGAGTATTTGCAGCTGATTTTGATGTACAATTAAAAGAAGCAATTATACGTGTCAAATCGTATATGCAACCTTTGACACAAGTTGTTACAGCCCTTGGCCAAGAATTTTATAGAGTATTTTCTTCTTGGAAGATTCCAGAGGGTTCCCAAAAACCTCTAGATGATTTGATACGTAAGTTTACAGTATTTAAATTTGTGCTTAAACACACAGATCCTGCAACTGATACTAAGATTTTATTTAGAAAAGTAGAAACTGCAATTGTAGATAGTGTAAAAAGTATTGGGGATCTGTTAGATAAGGGAATAAAACTTAGTGATAAGTTTATTATGCCTGTTATTGATAAGATTAAAGATTTGTACCCTAAAGCTAGAAAAGCGTTATTAACAACTCTAGATGGCCTCAAGAGTGTCATAAAAGACTCAATGTCAGTGCTTGCTGACGGTTTTGAAATTGGTGCTGAGTTTGTTAAGCCTATTATTAGAGAGTTGACCAAGTTACCAGATCAACTAGTACTAATCTTTAATAAAGTAGCCAAAGCTTTAGGTAGTGCTGCTTCTGCTACTAGTTCGCTTGCTGATGGCGTTGCAAATTTGGTAGATTCAGTTACCCTTAAGGTAGGTGATTTAGACAGTATTTACGAGTACTTGAATAGCTTTAAAGATAAAGTAATTAATATCTTCTTTAAAATATGGGATGCGGTTATCGGCCACTCGTGGTGGACTGATACAATTGATAGTATTATAGATACTTCCAAATCTCTTTGGGAAAAGGCTTCTCCTGGCCTTATACGTTTTAGAGATAGTGTAATTGCGTTATTTAAAACTATTGCCAGTACCGTTACTACAGCATTTAATGATGCTATGGTTAAGCTTAATATAGAGCCTAAATCAGTCTCATTTAAAATACCAATAAATATAGATGATGCTAAGGTACAGTTTGAAGGTGTGTATGATAGCTTTGTTAAAACGTTTGATAAATTTAAAGATGATTTCCCTTTACTATTCAAGGCAATAGCGGCAGGTGTTGGTGCGATTCTTGTAGGAATGTTCTTACCTTCTGGCAATTTTGCATTATTACTTGAAGCAGCCTTAATTTCAGCTTCGATTCAAAGCGCTACAATGTTTGCAGAAACAATTGGCAGAGACTTAGGTGACGCAAGTCTTTTAGCTGGCCTAGGCAATAATTTAGGCGCAGCAGCTGGAAAGCTTTTTGCATCATTCCTTGCTAATATGCCATTGCTTGTCAGCTCGTTTCTTGGCTTTATTAGCGAATTTACAAAAGAATTCTTAAAACAATTACCTATCATTGGATGGGCGTTTAAAGCTCTTTTCGGAATAGCCGGTGCTTTTGGCATGGCTGGCCCTTTAGGTCTTGTAGGCGCTATATTCTTTGGCAGAGGTATACTAGGCATCCTGGCAACATTTGGCTTTTATACTGATGCGATAACGGCTTTTATGGCAAGAATGACAATTCTTGGTAACTTCTTTGGAGGCGGTGGTGGTTTAGTCTCTAGGCTATTATTTGGAGCAGGTAGAGCTTGGCATTTCCTTCCTATAATAGGGTTGATAGCATCTCTATCAGGTGCTTTTGATGCATTGTATAATGATTCTAGTCTTACTGCTTTAATTATTAACGGCGGTTTAATCTATTTTGCAATATTTGGTAAAGGCGGTTTAGCTGGCTTTGCTAAAATAGGTATGCTAGTTCGTGCTAATATTGTAGGCATACTATCAGAGTTTACTGCAACAGCAGGATTGGCTTCTAGTATTGCAGCTGGCGGTGCTTTTGGTCCAATGCTAATGGCTGGTATTCGTAATTTCAGAAACTTCTTTAGAGGTGTTGCTGCGATGACCGAAATGTTCTTTGCAGCATCATTATCGAGTTGGGCACAATATTTTAGTAGATGGATAGCTGTTACAGGCTTTTCTGGCAATATCCTTAGATTCTTTAGAAACTTTTACTTAAGCATCTTTGGTCCAATTACTGCAGCCTCATATTCTTTTGCACCGTTAGCACAATCTTTTGTAGCTGCAATTAGTGCTATGAAAGCAGCTGCTGTAAGCTTTATAATGACTGCAAGAGCTGCAGGTATTGCTATGGGCGGCTGGATCGCTGCATTGACAAGGATGTTATTAGGTGGACCAGGAATTTTAATACTTGTTGGACTAATTGCTTCTTTATTTAGCAAATCAGCTGATGCTGCTGAATCCTTTAGAGAAGAAAGTAACAAAGGTTTCTTTGAAAACTTAACTGATAATATTGCTAATATTGATATTATAGGCTATTTTAGAGGATTGAAGGATAAGCTTGATGCAATTGACTTTGGAGGAATGCTTGGCGTAAACTTTAAAGTTTCTATATATGCTGCTCTAACAGCAGTCACTGCAGCTTTAATGTTGTTTAGTACAAATGTACGTAAAACACTTATGTTATTAGCTGGAGACTTATTAGTATTTTCAGGTAAAGCTTTATTTAGTATTGCAGCATTGTTTAGTCCTGTAGAAGTTTTAGCAGCAGGCGCACTATTGCTCAAAGCAGGCTGGTGGGCTGGTATAAACCTCAATAGAGGTTTAACAATGGGCTTTGCACTTAAAGATACTATTATCTCAATTATTATGAGACTTCAAGCAACAGCAGCTTTAGCGGGCGCAATGAGAACCTTGGGCATAACAATGGCTGTTGGATTGTTAGGAGCGTTTTCTGCAGAGGCTATTGGATTTGCAGATTTCTCAGCAATGTCTGTGTTAGGCTTTACTGCAATTGCTGCATTTATTTACCCTATTTTAGACGGATTGACGGTAATTCCTGCTGCTATTACTGCAGCATTTACTGGCGGTACGATTATGCAAGCTATTGGTGTATTATCCGCTAGAATCTTATTAATGTTTGCACCATTAGGATTAGCTGCTGCAGGTGCCTTTGCAGGCGCATGGGCAGGTGGTCAATTTGGCGATGACATGGCTATGATAGGTGGACTTGCGGGTGCTTTATTAGCCTTTAAGTTTACTGAATCAATTATGACAGGTATCACTGAGTTCTTGGCTGTTGGTACAAGACTTATGACACTAGGTTGGGTAGGTTTAGCCTTAACTGCCGCTGGTATAATTTATGTATGGCTATTTGGCAGTGATAGTAGCTCATTATCACAAGACTTAGATGAAGTAATTGAAAAGACTCGTACTTTATTTGGTATGAAACCTAATCCTGTTGACTTTAGAACTGGATTACGTCTAGACGATTTACAAGCAGCTGCAACAATGGGTATCAAGATTGATTATAAAATTGATCCTATTAGTGCTGCATTAGCTTCTGACTCTTCCAAAGAAGCTGTAACAAAAGCCACAGAAGATTTGGCACAAGCTATTAGAGATGCAAAAGCAGATTGGGATATATCAGGGTTAACTCAGGATCAAAGAGATCTATTACAGAAGAAAGTAAAAGCTACTGCAGCTCGTGTTGACGCCGCTTCTGCTTCTACTCCTTTTGTATTTAAAGACTTTGGAAAGAATTTAACCCAAGCTCAAAGGTATCGTCCAGATACTCTATGGGGGCAGTTACAGAAGCAAGGCGCACAAGCAGCTTTAGATGCTGAATTTGAAGTCAAACTAAAGCAATTGTCTATAGCTAGTAGAATGCCATGGAACCAAACATCAGCCGCTAGACTAGACCTTAAAAGTCAAAGAGATGCAGTTTCTCTTTCTAGAGATACTACTTATAATGCAAATTATTCTCCATTAGATGCTGAAACAGCTAAATTAGCACAACTTACAAAAGGCTTTGATAATCTTGGTCCTGTTGGCCCTAAGATGATGGCACATCTCAAAGATACTGGTAGAGAGATTATAGCCTTAACTAAGCAAATAAATGAAAATAAGTATTGGTTCTGGGAACATCCTAACGGTAAAATATGGGAAAATGCTGCTCCAGACCCTAAGCTAATTGCACAAATGAAAATGCTTCGTGCAGAGTATAAATCAACTGCAGAAGATATTGTGCGTTATAGTACTATCATGAAAGCTGCTCAATCTTTTGCAGGCAGAATAAGTTCTATTGCTAGCAAGTTTGACATGAAAGGTGTTGAAAGTAAATTAGACACTAATAAAATATTTGCTAATAGTGACACTGCTGTTAATCGAATGGAAAAGCTTGGTGAAGCTGCTGAAAGACTTTCTAAAAGTCTTGAAGGTGTATTTGATATAAAAGCTAAGAATGATATTATTCTTAATATTGAAGAAGTTGTTAAGCAAAAAGAAAGACTTAAAGAAGATTCTGTACAGTCTTATAAGTATGCATCTCCTGTAATACCTAAGATGGCAGAAGAGCTAGGACTAGGTGCAGGCAAGGCAGCTGCAGGATTACCTGAAAATATATCAGGCCCTGTATTAGCACGTATGACTGAATTAAAAAGACAGCGTGAAGACTTTTTAAATAAGCCAGTTAGACCTGTAAATCCTGATTCAATACCTCAAGATTTTGTAAAAGAAACTGCACAAAATAAGCATGAGACAATGGTATACCAAGGTGATATGCGCCTCTGGCAGACCCGTAAAAAGAACCAAGAAACTGTTATTAAAACACTTGAAGAAGAATTTGCAAATAATAAGCTAGGTTCTACTCAAGCTGCATTAATTCAAGCTAAGAGAGAAGCCACTAAGATCCAGATGGAAGAGCCTGTTAAGCCAGCATTAGCAATGCTAGATGCTAAAGCACAACAAGCTAAAATGGAAAAACTTCGTATTGAATACAAACAGAAATTAGCAGTTTATAACGCTGATAATTTTGAGTATTTTGATAAGTACATGAAGAATCTCACTGAGTCTTTTGATCTTGGTGACCAGTTACGTAAAGAGCTTTGGGGTAATGTTAAAACAAAACCAGGACAAATGGCGGATGTTGCTAATAAGCTTAATATCGATATTGGCGATTTGTATAATACATTTGGTGCCGATGTAGCTGCAGGTTTACTACAACAAGCTGATGATATTGCTGCTGATATTGACCGTGCTATGGCTACTCAACAGTACGATAAATTGCCAGCTTTAAAACAACGTAAAGCTGCACTGACAGCTAGCATGACAATCCCTGAGTTTAAATCTCGCGGCGCCATGGCAGAGTCAATGGGCCTTGATCAAAGTTTAATTCCTGGTATTAGTACAGAGGTCTTAGATTCGTTAGAAGCTGGTTACAAAAAGATCAAAGAGATTGATACGTATCTTGAGGTGAACAAGAATACCATTAGTGATGCCACTTATCAAGCTAAGCTGCAAGAGAAATTAAATGAACAAATTTCAGGAAAGAGAGCCGCATTAGGTGCTAGTTTTGGAAGACCTTCTTTTGAACTTCAAGCGCGTATCGGAACTAATCTTACAGGGGCTCAGTTATCATTAATCTCACAAGCAGATGTAGATAATTTAAAAGCGGCTGAATTAAACTTAGCCAAAATTAAATTAGACTTAGACGGTTCAAATGCTAACGCAGATACATTAACAGAGTATTTCAAAGCACTGGCAGATCAAGCTGAAGCTCGTTATCAAGCATCTCGTAATGCTGCATCCAAAACAGGTGCAGGAATGATGCAATCACTGGCTGATGTTAATTTTAGTGGTGCTAGTAAATTAAATCTATTACCGCCTGCAATTGTACAAAATGTAATTAAGCTTAGCAACTACATTAAAGATCTTAAGCATGATTTAGAACAGCCAACTTCTCCTGAAGCCTTTATTGCAATTAATAAAGAAATTGCTAAAACAGAGGAAGCATTAAGTTCAGTTAGAGATCAGTATGCTAGTTTCCAAGATAAGATTGGTTCTGTCAATGAGGCATTTGGTGTTAGCTTTAGTAATATTGATTTTGTGTCTCTAGGTGCTTCTTTAACCCGTACTCTAGTAACTGTTGCTCAAAGCCTTAAAACAGAACTTGCAAAAGAAATGGAGCAAGGATTCTTAAGTGTTAGAGCTGAGAGTATTATTAAGGTATTGGATAGTCTTCAAAATACAGGCACATACTTGAAATTCTTTGCTGATTTTAGAAAGAATGCTAGAGAAAGTTTAACAGATGGCATGAAGTCTGCTTTTGACAAAATCAAATCCATAGCACCTAATTTTGGATTTACTCAGTCTCAATTTCAAATGATGGATAAAGGTACTCGTAATCAGTACTCTAAGCAAGCATCTGATTTGACAGCATTAACAGCTATTCAAGGTTTAAATGGATTAACTGAAAATCAAACTAATATCATGAATAAGGGTTTGCCAGTTGATCAAATGATGGAAGAGTTAATAAAATCTTTTGATACTAATCAGTTAAAACAGTATGAAAAATTAACTTCATCTCCTGTAGATCTTCAACTAAAAGCTGCTGATACGCAGTTAGAAGCTGCTAAGATGAATCTAGAAGCTGCTAAGGGTAAGGTGACTGAAGTATCAACACCTTTCAAAGAAGCGTCTAAGCAAGCTGTTGAATTAGCTAAAGGTCCACGAAGCGGTGTAACTTCATTAGCTGAAATGGCTAAGGATATTCCTTGGTCAGCTAATACGCCTAAGCCTAAATTCAGACCTGATGTAGAGCGGTGGGATTCGTTAATACAAGATGCAGTAAAAGAATTTCCAAACGTAACAGTAGACATGGTTAAGGCTGCTATTGAGCATGAATCTCGTGGCTTAAATATTAAGTCAGGTATTACTCCAAAACCAGGCTATAAAGAAACTTCATTTGGCTTAGGTCAATTTAATGATATTACTGCTAAGACACTTGGAATTGATAAGACAGATCCTGCGTCTACAATAAAAGGCATTGCACAATATTTATCTTTAAATATGAAAACGTTTGGTACTGTTCGTGATGCATTTAGAGCATTTGCAGTTGGCCCAACAGGTGCTAAGCGGGGAGGAGGTCAAGATAAAGCTGATGAGTTTATGACTACATTAGCAACTGGACGTGCCCCTAAATCTGCACCAATTACAGCACCTTCTCAAAGTGCAGTAAGAGAGAGCATAGCCAAGCCTATTGCAGATGCCGTATCAAAACCTGTAGAGCAACTACAAGCACCGCAAGGTGAACTTAGCAAGCAGTACATTGCAGATTCATTATTAAAGTTGAAACAACTTAATATGCAAAAGCCATTAGATGCATATAATCTAGACTTAGCTATTAATAAGTTAAATCCTACTTTAAATACACCTGCAGAAATGTTAACACAACATGGTGCTAAATTAGGTAAAGATGTAGTGTCTCAAATGGATGCTACTCAGATAATGTCTGCAACTGAATTAAACACTAAAATATTAGAACTTCAACAGCAATTTGAAGCAGCACCAACGCCAGACCTACAACAAAGTATCACTGACTACTTTGAGATGTTAAAAGCATTCACAGAAGGTGTTGCGGCTAAAACGCCTCTTAAGGTTAATCCTGTCATTAGTGCTGAACAATTTAATAAAGGCACTGGCGGTAACAGACAAGCGTATGTAGGTAGGTTTGGCAAGATAGGCGAAGATGTTACAGCATACTTTAATGAGATGCAATTGAATCAAGCTAAGCTAATGACCGATGACTTGTTAAATGCTGAAAAAGAACTTAACATGGCCAAATCGCGTAATGAAGCGACAGCGGATTTACAACGTAAGGTTGAGAAATTAACAAGTGCGCTTAAAGACATGGGTGAAGCTATTGTTGAAGATGCCAAGGCGGCTGAAGAAGCAGGCCAAGCAAATGCTAGTGGTATTGGCGGTGGCTTTAGAGATGCATTTAAAGGTGTATTGTCTGGAGACAGTTCACAAGGTGGTGGAGTATTTGGAACATTCAAAAAGAAAATGTTCAGTTCTGTTGCTGATAACGCAATGAACTCTATTACTAGTGGTGTTTCACAAGGCTTAGGCTTTGGCAAAGGTGGAGCAGCAACTAAGTTTTTAGCAGCAGGCGGTACTGGCTTATTCAATCTAGCTAAAGGCGGTATATCTAAGCTTGGCGGACTATTTGGTATGGGTGGCCCAAGAGATGGTACACAACCCGGAGAAAGTAAGGGTGTACCAGCTTCTGATGCAGGTGCCGTTACTACGCCAGAAGCTACTGATATGTCTGCTAGTGTAACTGATAGTGTAAAAACTGGCTTTGAAACTATCAAATGGGATGAGATATTTAAACCATTACAAACATTCTTAGGCTCTATTGGTAATGCACTACAAGCTCTTTCAAGCGGTGGTGACATCAACTGGGCAGGATTAGGCTCATCTTTCTTAGGGATGTTTAAAAGTGGTGCAGGATCTTCAGGTGGCTCTACAGGTGCTTCACCTACCAGTGGGACAAGTGTAGGTGGAACCGCTTGGCAAGTGGCAGCTACAGGTGGTTTTATCACTGGACCAGGCACAGGCACTTCCGACTCTATTCCCACAATGCTATCTAATGGTGAATTTGTAATTAATGCTAAAGCAGCTTCTAAGCATATGGATCTTATTTCTGCAATTAACGATGGTAAGCAGTTCCATAAGTTTGCTGTAGGGGGTTCTGTAGGTGACGCATCAGCAGCTATTATGTCAGTGCCTTCAGCACCATTAGGGAAACAACTATCTACCTCTTCAAAAGCAGGTAAAAGCACCATAGTAAATTTAAGCATTACTGGAGATATTTCCAGACAAACACGCAATGAAGTGTATCGAATGATTCCTTCTATTGCATCAGGTGTTAACACTCATAATAAAGAGCAAAACTATAAAGGATAATTATGAACTACGGTATCATGAATGATGACGGAAATGTAATTGCTAACTTCAACACGCCAATGACGTTTGTTAGTAATCAGCCGGTCTTCACAAGTGATACCCTTTCCTTGCAGCGAAGAACAACTAAACGGGGCGCTCAGCGTTGGGAATTAACTTCCAACCTGAGACCTCTTAATGCTACGGCAGAAGAACTCTTTGTGAATATGGTAACGAAAGGGCATCATACAAAATTTAAAATAAAGGTACCTCAGAATATTGGGGTAATAGAAAAAGATAGAGCGACACATACAATTAATAATGTTAAGGAAACTCTTATTTTATCTCGCGCAAATGTAGACGGCCATGGTGAGGTAACTATTTCTGCAGCTAATTCAGTATCATTAACTAAAGGAACTCTTGTAACATTAAGTGATGATCTTAAAGTTTATATGGTAATGGAGAATACAGTTAAAAATTCTATAAACCCAATTACAGTTAAATTATATCCAGAATTGCGTAAAACTACTGAAACTGGGGTTAAATTAAGATACGTAGGTGTAGAAATGCAATGTTATTACGATACCGATACTGTACAAGGTATGGTTTATCAAGATGGTATTCTCATGGATAATGGTACAGTCAAATTAATAGAGGCATTGCAATGATCGTCCTTTCAGAACACAGTAGACAAATGTTAGATACACCTGGAGCTTATTCTATTATTCTAGTGTCCTTACTAGGCACTACAGGTAATTTGATATATGCTTCTACTTCCCATTTCAGTAACATGACGCTACCTAAGGCTTCTATATTTCCTATTACAACAGTAACTGATGGAGCTGGATTGCCGCTAAATCAAATTGAATTCTTAGCTGATGGATCTTTGATTGGTATTCAAGCACCTAAGCTTTCTACCTCTGTTGATAGAGAGCTATATACCATCACATTAACAGATAGTGTTATACTTTCTATTGCTGCGCATGATTGGGGATTGGTAGGTAACCATTTAAAAGTATCTGCTATATTCACAGCCAATGGTGATATTAATGTTTCACCTGAAAACATATTAACAATATACTCTGGAAGAGTTAACGGAGTGACAAATATCAGACGTACTGATGAGATTGGTGAATCTATGATTAAATTAACAGCAGGCTCTCCTATGTACGGATTAGACCAAAAGAATGGTATTTACTTTTCTGATCCTAAAATTAAAGAGCGAAATAGCCAAGATACATGTGCAGAAAATGTATATGTGTCTGCAAGAAGTACTGAACTTCACTGGGGGAAATAATGACACTTGAATTTTTATTTCAATTAGGTATAATGATTTATACAATTGTCAATAAACCTAAGCCTCCAGCACCTCCTCCAGAAGCGATGAGACAGACACCGGGTGTTGATATTACTTCAACCGGTACTACAAGTCCTGTGCCAATTACGTATGGTCGTAACAAGGTTGTAGGTATCAGGTCAGATGCCCATATTTCAACACACTATAGAAATTATCCATTACCTCCTAGCTTTGCTAAAAGAATGGACCCTGTGGGCGCTGCCGCAAATGCGCTATTAACAACTAGTGGCGTATCTCCTAAGAATTCTGTACTTACAACACAAGTCGTAATCGGTCATGCACCTATCAACCAAGTAATTGATATTTTGATTGATGATCAGCCTTCCGACAACCCTAACGTTGCCTACAGAAATGACAACTCTGCACACAAACTAGCAACCAAAATTTCTGGCGGATTGCCTGAAGCCTCTTGGCAGATTGATGTATGTACTGAGGGAACTGCGGTGCATCCGAATGCTAAGAAGCCTACTGACTTCTTTACAGGCCTTGCTTATGCTCATTGTACTTTTAAATTAGATGAGTATTTTCCTCAATGGTCTAATATACCTGAAGTTACTTTTCTAATTGAGGGTTTAAAGGTTCAAAAATGGTATTTAAATGCTAATGGCATTCCACAAAAAGATGGTGCTAAGACTTATTCAAATAATCCTGCATGGTGTTTATTAGATTACCTTACTAACACGACCTATGGAAAAGGTGTTGATGAGAACTTTGAACTTAATATTAAAAGTTTCATAGAAGCTGCAGCAATATGTGATACACCTCTAAAGAAAGCTGATGGAACGAATGCTGAGTTTATAATTGGTGGTAAGATTAATGGAAGTGCAGGTGTTCCAGTTCAGCGTAAGACTTTTGAGTGTAATATAACATTAGATACTTCAAAACCTTTGCGTGAGAATATTGAAACTATTCTGACAACAATGTCAGGGGCAATGCTAGTTTGGTCTGGTGGCGTATACAGCCTGAATCTAGTTAGAGCAACTAGTAGTACAATGCTACAAAACTTGATTGCAAAGAATGGTAGTACAGTTGCTGCATTGACTGATGACGACTTAATTATGTCGCAGGATATTGAAATAATATGGCCAGATGCTTCTACCAAATTAAATAAAGTAACTGTTCATTTCAAAAATGAAGCTAGAAATTTTAAAGAAGATGTTGTGTCGTGGCCAGTGCTGTATGAAGATGCTCAGATACCAATTTCTGCAACATCTGAAATTACTATTAATCCTGTAGCCTCTTTTTATAAATGGGAATCGCAGTGGCAAGACGGCAAGAAGACAGGTAAAGACTTTAGCAAATATGCTTTTCCAGAGATGTTTACACAATTTGGTGTAGCAGGTCTCAACAAAACAGCGGGAACACATACAGATAGCTACAGATTTCATGTGCTAAACAGAAGTGGGAGTTATTGTATTGAAGCTGTGTGTACAGCCAGTATTAATAATGTCAAGGTTTATAGAGAATATCCGAAAGAACCTGGTAGAGTAGATACATTATTATTTGTTTGTAATAAGGCACGTGCGCCATGGTTTTGGAATAGAGTCTCAGATATGTTTAATCCTGCGCACCCAGGCTCTTATAATATCAAGCCAGGCTCAAGTATTGTAAATATTGGGTATGCTAATAGTACGTTATTATGCGGTGCAACGCGATTAGTAGATAGTGGAGGTGCTCAACAAAATTTAACGCTATCTCAGGATCAGGAATACTTTCTTAGAGTAGAAGTGACTTACACAAGAGATACGGGTTACTACTGGAAAAATCGTAACAGCGCTATCAATACATTTAATTACCGTAGATTTGCAAATTATAACCCATCTTCCGGAGTTGTGTATGGCATTAGCTTTGTAGACTATAGTACAGGCGGTACAGTATTATGGCAAACAGGGCGTGAATATTATAAAAGTTTCGTAATAGCAGATGCTTACGCAAAGGATACACTCCTTGCTGCAAATACTTTACATGAAGAGCTTAAGGCTAAAGATGGTGGTGCGCTTTTCGAAGGTGACTTTACGCTACCAGGCGTTAGTACTATCTACCATGCATGGTTAAGAGCAGAAGAGTTAGTTAGAGAAAGTAGATACAGTTATCGAGTTAATTTTAAATACTTAGTGAAGAATATGTATTTAGAGCCAGGAGATGTATTTACATTAAAGTCCGCTACATTGGATTGGACAACAAGTCCTATTCCACTTAAGGTAGTTTCTAGTGCATTAGACGATAATAATATTTGTTCAATCTCTGCAACGTATTTAAGTACGGCTTTGTATACGCAAGGCGTTAATCTTCCTAACTTTAACTATAACGAACCTTCTCCAATTTACAACACAGTAGTTACTAATACTAATTATTTTTACTTCACAGCTGAACAGAATCAAACAACAGGTAGTCCAGGAACACTTTATGTTCAAGCTGAAAATAGATACTTAGCAGCTAGCTACGAGTATTCCGCATGTTACTCAGATACCTTGGATGAAGACGGTGAGCCTACCAACCTAAATGCAAATGGTGAATTAAACTTTACGGTATTAGCGCCACGTAGTAGTCTTACATTTTACGAAGTACCTCCAACAGCTTATAAGTATGGAGTGTTTAGAGTTAGAGTGTATTCAATAACAGATCAATGGAGTGCGCCAAGCTATAGTATACTAGAAGGTGCTCACACGCTGGGTCTTACAAAGTCTATTCTTTCATTAGCTTCTGATACTAGTGTTCTATTTACAGGAGAAAATGTAACTCAAAAGAAATCTATAGTATTAACTGCTGTAGTAGCTAATGATGCACCTGCAGGTCTAGTCTATGCTTGGTATATAAATGGCGTACAAAACACAGCTCTCACAGGAGCCAGTGTTACGTATACATTGCCAACAGTGCTTACAGGCGATACACTAAAGATTGCTGTTAATATTATGTTGCCAACCCTTGAAGCGGATATAGATGAGCCGAATGATCCTTATGATTATACAGACTATTTGACAATTCCAATCTTCAATGGCATTAACTCTCCGCCAAGAATTTTATTAAGTGATGATAATGTAATTTTAAATAAATCAGTCATTACAGATTCCTATAGCATCCCATTAGTATTAACATACTATGAAGCTGGTATTGCTAAGCCAATTACAGGTGCATACACAGTTGTTGGAACTGATTGTACTGCCACTATAACAACTACGGGTATTTCGATTACAGCTATAAGCACTACATCTTCAAACATATATGCTATAGTAACTTATGGTACATTAACTGCTAAGGTTAAAATTATAGTTGTAGCAGGCGCAGATGTAATTACTGCAAAGCTATCAAGTAATAGTGATAAGTATTATATTAACTATACAGCAGAAGGTGCCATTGCCTCGAGCGATGCTAACGGAATTGCTTTTACTACTACACTTAGTGTTACTGATCTCACTCCATATACATTTAAGTATTATGTAAATAGCGTTGAGAAAACAGGTGTTAACAATACATTCCAATATACCCCTGATGTGGCTTTTAAAAATATGCCACAAACACTAAAGGTAGAAGTTAAAGAGCTTAATAAACTAATTGCAGCAGATACAGTTACAATCTTAGGTGTACAAGAGAATAATCCAACTGTACAATTAGATATTGGGAATTCATTTCAAATCTTACCAAGTGCTACTGATGGTACTATTGTAATGACAGGTAGTGGCACTACTTTAAAAGTATTGTTAGGTAATAAAGAGCTTACGTATACAGCTACAACTCTTACAACCAGTGTAGGCGCAAATGGTACTTATAACTTATCAGCAGTGCCTAGTAATCTTACTAATACAACTCTTGCACCTATTGTAAGTAATACAGGTCAAGTTTCATTTGCAGATTACCTTGGTGTTTCGGATAAGACAAAGGTTGCTACAGTAACATTTTCAGTTGTAGTAAAAGATTTTAATGGAAATATTATAACAAATACTCCAGCTAAGATCCAAAAACTATATACGCAGTTATCTACAGAAATGTATGATGATTTGAAAAAGGCGATTGACAATGATAAGAATGATAATAGCTCTAATACTAGTTCAATTCCTAGTCCTGTATTTGCAGCCTCTCCAATAGTATATGTCGCTGACCAAAATGATGATGGCACAACAGAAGGGACTATTGTATGGTCTATTCAGGCTGGATTCGTAGATTACGATGGCTATGTGGTATGCTATACAGAAACCCGTGCTAATTCTCAAAATGCCTTAACAGCACAAGAGATCTTACAATCTAGCACAAAGAAAATACTACCAAAAGGTACTACGTCACTTCTTATTACAAACCTAGGTACAAATCGGTATGTATGTGCTTTTGTATTTGCCTATAGAAATATTGGTATAAACACATATAATGCAGCACTGATTACAGCTCCTAATAATGTGCTTAAGAATGGTACACAAGGTTGGTTAATTTCAAATGTAGCGGCTAGTCACAGTCCTACTAACTTATCTAGATATACAGATTCTATTATACTTAATGCTAAGATAGCATCTGCTGACGGTACATTGTTTGCTTTATCAGATATGTCTGCCAATATACAAGACTTTAATAGTAAGAATAATACTTCTGTAAAAAGTTTATTAGTGCCTACGTTTGCAACGCCAGGAATTGTCTATGACGATACTTCTTCTTCGTCTGGTAACGTAGATTTTGTAGTAAATTTTAGTATTCCTACAAATGACGCAGCAAAGCCTGTCGAAGATATAGATGGATTTGCAATGTTAGAGCTTGTTTCGGATTCTGCATTAAGCAGTAGTATCAAAGCGTTAGCGCCTGATGTAATGGCAACAGACCTAGGAACTATATTTATTGATGTCAACAGCCATACTAATGTTGATGTATCTGCCGTTAGAAACTATAGTGCTAGTTTTGATGAGCGCAAGGCAACCAAGTATCGTAATATTTACTTATTTGCGTATAGGGTTGTTGATAAGGCAACTTATGATAAGGCACCTGCTTATGGTGTTGGAGCTAACAAAGTTAACTTCAAGAAGTTTATAAAGAAAGGTTTAAGTACAACATATTTCTTTGCTACTGATATTGTTAAATTAAACACAACAGCTACACTTGAGAGATGGAAAGAATTCATAACATTAGCCGGTGACCAGTTTAAAGTGGGTACAAATACTATTACCACTTCAGATATTTATGATGTATCTATTAACTTTCAAACAGTTAATGATCGCAGTGTTAATGTACCTTTGGCTCCTTATAACCCGGGCGCAAATGTTCCTGTAATTACATATGATAGTACATTAAATAAAAATGGTAATATTGATTACATAGTACACTTTAAGGATCAGAACCCAAATCCAACGACTAACCAAGCAGCTAGCCTTGATAACTCTATTGATGGGTTTTGGCTAGTACAACGTGAGGTTGCAGAAGCATCACTGCCTATAGTAGCACCTACAGCGCAGCAAATCTATGATGATCCATATAAAATTATAATTGATGCTAAAAGCTTTGTTGTAGATTCTTACCAAGTTAAGAATTACTATGTCAGAGTAAGTGACGCAAAAGCTAGAACTCACCGTACAATGTTTATAGTTGGGTTCAGAGAAGTTTCTAGTGGAGTTGTTACTAAGAAAAATGTAACAGCTGCAAATGTTGTGTATAATACAAGTAAGAAACTTAATACGTATGTTGTGTCAAGCGTTTATAGAACACATGAGAATCTATCACTTAGCAATTATACAGATGCTATTACAATTGCTGCAAATAGTATTTTGTTAGACAATGGAAACACTGTTTCTACAACATCACTATATGAAAGTGTAGCTGATTTTAATGCTAAAAATGCAAACTCAATAGTGCCTATTACAGTTTTGCCTGCTACAATGTCTTTGTATTACGATACAAATAAAACGTATGCAAATGGTAATGTTGATGTTGTATTTACTTTTAACTATGATTATACAGGGATTCCTGAAGCTGCTTCTATTGATGGCTTTTGTTTGCTAATGGCTGAGAGTAAAACAAATGGTACTATTGCCGTACCTAAGTACGCGGATATGATGATAAATCCACTAGCCAAGTTTATTGAGCTGGATGGTAATGCATTGCCCACTGTTCTTACTTCGCACTCAGTGGTATTTCCTAGTGTTGCTGCAGATATGTATCGCACTGTATTTATTTTTCCATATAGAGAAGTAAGTACTAAACAGTTTTACGATTTGTATTTAGCACCAAGAAAGAAATTTACAACAGGTAAGAAAGCAAATCTCAGGTATTTCTTAACAACAGCTGAAGCAGCTCCGTTGAGAAGTCATGCAAATGCGGCTTTATATCAAGCAATGACAACGCCTGTGATGTATGGTTCTATAGCTTACAACAACCAAAATATTAGTTTTTCTAATGTTGTGGCTGATTTTGTATTATCAAACCAAGATAATATGAGTAAGATAGATCCGCTAACTGGTGTAACTTTTAGTGCAACTCCAATAACATTTGAGGGTAACAGTACAAATGTTGATGTTATTGTATCTTGGACGTATACAGGGAATGAGGCATTACTTGATGGGTTCTTAGTAGACTTTCAAACAGGGGGTAAAGCTAATATAGCAAAGCCTGCTGTAGATAAATTGGCCACCAACGGATTCTTTAGCGTAAAACCTAGTGAAAGAAGTTTTAGACTTAGTGCTCAAGACTTAAAGAATTTCTATAACTTTTGTGTTATCCCTTATCATATTATATCGCCAAGTGTTTATCAAACTAATTACAAGACTAGTGTGATTAAGAATCGTATTACTATGATTGCTAATACTCCTATTGTGTTTAATGATACTTATACATTGGCCATTACAAGTGGCCAAAAATATTCTAGACGCGATACTCAAGGTACATCAGCACCTGCTACTCCTGTTATTGGCGATTATTGGTTAAATACTAATACTGCTACTATCTCAGGCATTGAAGGCTTTGTGACTGCAGTCTTTAACGGTACTAACTGGGAAGCTATAACAGCTGACGAGGCAAAGACTAAGGGTATTACGCAAACAGTAATTAGTGCAGTAGAGCCTGTTCCAAACCATTCTGGCTTCTATTGGAAGAATACAGCTGGAGAAGATATCTCTGGTGTTAAAGCTGGAGATACTGTAACCTTTGATGACAACTTAGGCATATGGACATCAGCTACAGTAGCTGAAAAATTACAGATAGGGCCTGATAATGCTAAGCCTGCTAGTGTATTAGAGGGTAACTTGTATTTAACATCAGATATAATTGATGGTGGATATAAATTGTATCTTGCTAAAAATGGCGGATGGGTTCCGTTTAAAGTGTTTAATACAAATGCAGTCAGTACCAGTAACACTGCGCCAAGTACTGAATTATATTATTTGAAACTAGCTAAAGCCAAGACAGTGTCACCTCAAAATTTACCTGTATATTCTTACAGATACGCTACAACAGAGAAATGGCAAACAGCTAGTCCATACGATAAAAAATTAATTAAATCAACGACAATTCCAACTAGAGTATAATTATGACAACTGACTATATAATGGTCGGAGATTCGTGGGTAAATACAAGTGGTAGTCCAGTTACAGATACTAATCCTTTGTTGGCAAGCTCTCCGCAGATAATACCTGCGGGGGCTACTGCTACATGGGCAGGTGATGTTTGGATTATATCCGATAGACCTACAGCCTCAGGCACAACAGCGCCCTCTAATCCGATAGAAGGCCAGCAATGGATAGATACTTCAAGTGCACCTCCTATTGTTAAAATCTTTCACAAGTATTTAAGCCCACAATGGACTTCTTTATCAAGTCTTATAACGCAAGCTTCTGATATCGGTGTACAGGCAGGGGCAACACGTAACATGCCTAAAGGCCCTTACTCAGCTGGAGAAGATTATGTAGTGGGCGATATTGTATCAACAGCTAATGGCGATTCATGGGCATGTATTGTAGCCACTGAAAATAATGCACCGCCTGCAACCTCTGCAACTGCTTCAAATACATGGTGGACATTACTGTCTTCGAAAGGTGCTACAGGCGCTGGAAGTAATATAAGATATATTTTTAGCGCAGCTACAGGTGCAACGGCTCCTGCATTACCTGCCAATAATATTACAGCAGACACAACAGATTGGAAATTAAATGGAACGGCAACTGCTAGATGGATGAGTATTCAAGTAAATATATTGAATGCCACCACTAATGTTGTTACGACATATGGTAATTGGAGTGCAGCAGCTTTAATAAAAGGTGAAAAAGGAGATCTAGGAGTAGGCATTAAAGGAGATCCTGGTGATTCAGCAGTACGTGTATATCGCGGTACTTTAACAAGTACTCAACCTGGTAAACCAACTGTAAATTATAGTGCAATTACAAATTCGGGTACAGCTGTCGATACTTGGTACCAAATGCCTGTTACGGTAAACGGTACAACAATTAAAATACAATGGCAATGTGATGGTATTACTACTGCTGCAGGAGTAACTACATGGGGTGATGCATATTTAAGCTATTTAAAGGTAGATACATTAGCGGCATTTACAACTAATACAGGCGCATTAGTTGTCACTGATGTAGTTAAAGTCGGTAGTCTCACTCTTGATGCAAATAAAAATCCAGATAGTAATTCCAGTGGTATTTTAATAAATCCAAGTGTACCTAAAATAAGTACATATTCAGCGGGTGTTGAACGTATCAAAATGGGTAATTTAGGCTTTACCTACGGTATTAAAGGATTTAATTCAAGTAGTGTTGAAACGTTTACATTAGATGATAATGGCCTCGTAACTTATCCTAGAAATGCAGTACTTAATAAGTTTGGAACATCATATAATTTTCCATGTTTGTTAGAAGGGAAGTTAAGACAAACGCAGGCTATTGCAGGTACTATCACAACTGAGATAAATATAGGCGCATATTCTGCAGGAGCTTTTAGAGTATTTGCTCAAGTTGTAGGATATTATGAAAATGCCACTTACACAACTTCTTCAGCTAATTCGGCATTTATGGCAGGAGAAGTTTTATTTAAGAATAAAGGCGGTTTACCTGCATATATGTCAACTACATACATCAGCACTGATACTACAGATGGTACTAATTTCGCTGCAGGTAGTAGAATACAATTGTTACTAATTGATGGTAGTTTAACTCTTAAGTTACTATCAAGAGCAAATCAGGGCGCTGGTGCAAATACTTATTATAGGTATATAATATGGGGCATGGACGATGGCTTTTATCCTTGTTTTAATAATAGTTATGGTTAATTTATGATATATTTAGTTTATCCAAATGATAAAATACATGTTGAAGATTTGATAAAATATCTTCATATAATTTATGGCGATGCGCCTGTTATTACAACAGATATTGATTGGGGGCCTTGTAGTGGTCTTGAAGATCAAATAACTGGAATTGATATTAGTGTAGAATTAGATATACATCAAATATTTTTAGATACAGGAATTCCTGTATTTAAATTAAATGGAAATGTATTTGCAGAAAGTAAAATAAAAGAACCCGAATTATCTGATTTTATTCCAGCTATAGAGCATTTATTACAAGATAAGGCTAAAGAATATGATTATGATAATATAGTCGATGCTTGTTCTTATGCAAATAGTGCTGTACCTGCATGGAAAGCTGAAAGTATTGCTTTTAATGCATGGCGAGATACGTTGTGGGGAATTTCAGTAGAAGAATTAAAAATAGCTTTAGCTAATAACACAGCACCTTCTAATGAAGATTTTATTAATGGATTACCAACTTATGAGTCATTTTATGAATTATCTAATAGCTAGACTAAAAGAACCATCTACTTGGTTCGGTATTATATCCTCTACTTTAGCATCATTAAGCGCTTTTAAAATAGTAGAGTTATCACCAGAACAAATGGACGGTATATTAGCGTTATCTGTTGCCATTTTAGGCGGTGGACACGTAACTTCAAAGGATCCTGAATAATATGGCGAAAAAACCTAGACGTACTCAAGAAAACACTATTGAACCTACTGGTGAAAAAGCCTTAGAGCTTTTAACAGATGCACAAAAACGATATTTAAATTCCATCAAATCAAATATAATAACATTTGGTGTTGGAGTTGCCGGTACTGGAAAGTCATATGTAGCATTATCGTATGCTGCACAATTACTACAAAGTAAACGAATATCAAAAATAATTGTGACAAGACCTGCAGTAGAAGCTGGTGAATCGTTTGGATTCTTACCTGGAGAGCTAGAAGAAAAGTATGCTCCCTACATTGATCCAATAAAAGATATATTGAATAAAAGACTAGGTCATTCGTTTACAGACTACCTGTTTAAACGTAAAATAATTGAAGCAAGACCATTAGCATTTATTAGAGGTAGTACATTTGAGAATTCATTCATACTATTAGATGAAGCTCAGAATTGTACGCCTGCTCAAATGAAGATGTTCTTAACACGTATTGGTGAAAATACCAAGGTTGTTATTGATGGTGATATACAACAGAAAGATATTAAAGGTAACTCAGGATTAGCTGATGCTATTGTTAGGCTACAAGGTATCAATAAGGTTGGTATTGTTACCTTTGATGTGGATGATATTGTACGCAGTGGTATCTGTAAAGATATTGTGAAAGCTTACTTATAAAAAGGAGATTGGCCCTGACTTCGGTTGGGGCCTTTTTATACATGATAATACGTAAATTAAAATACAGTGAACTTAGACAATATTATAAAATTGGCTTAGAGTGTTCATTACAAAGCAAGATACCAGAATTTAGCTTAGATGAGGAGCATGTATTAACTGCAATCTCCAATTTAACTAAAGAAGAGTATTTTAGGGTAATAGAAAAAGATGGTAAAGCAGTTGGTTGGATGGCTGCAGGGCTGAATAATGTATATTTATATAATTCACGACAGTGCTTATCTGTACTTAGTTACCAATGTGTACTTAAGGGTAAGTCTGCTATTACTGCGTTATTGGATATACATGAAGATTTGTATGATTATGCGGCATCTCGTGGAATTGAGTTGGTTGTGACAAATTCCATACTTACGAGTAAGAGTGCTTTTAATCGAATCTTAGCGCAAGAAGGCTGGCTAGAACGCGGTACACTGATGCTACGCAAAACCCCCCATTATTTGGCCAGTAGCGGGGGCAGACGTGCCGTCCGGCCTCAGACCATCACGGAAGGCATGGGGCAGTGAAAACGGGGCAGAGAGGGGCAGATTTGCAAACTGGTCGCCTGTGGCACGCGTGGCGTGGGGCATGGCTGAGGGATCGGGGCGGCAGTTGCGGGGCAAGACGGGTGGTTTCTGGTTGCAGAATGGGTAGTTCTGTGGCTGGTTGCTACCCGTTTTTTACGCACAACAAACCCGTTAAATTAACCCTTCTCCGTCCCCCCTGTATTATAATTCTAATAATGCGGAAATAATAGTATCTTATATGAAGTACTATAATAACCTTTGGAGATACATTATGTTAAGATTAATTGCTACAAAAGATCGTAAAACAGTTGCTGTTGTTTATGGCAATATCGTTGCAGACATGGCTGAGTTTTTACCTGTGTGGAGATCACACAAGTGGTTTAATATGTATACAACCTTAGAATACAAGTCTTTAGAAGAATTCCTTTGGAAATCTTTAGAGGAAAATGATTCGTTGTTTCAATGGAGACCCTGGGCTGATCATTATTATGTGCCAGCTACAATGACTATTAGACACAACGGACATGAAGCTTACAGCAGGTTTATACAGAATATTGATTGTACTTATACTTTGTATACTGTATATGAAGACTTGACGGGCGTCGTTGCTAACTTTGAAGATAAGAAAGCTATTAAGAAATGGCTTAAAGAACAGGGGATTAAATAATGAGTACAGTAATGTTTATAGTTGACATGGTAACGGATGTAAGAGTAAGAGCACACAGTGTTTTCGAGTATGAAATATTTGAGTCAGAATGTTATAATGAATGTATCTCACTACTAGATAGTGCTGAGGCACGTCTTAAAATTGGCGCTAATTACCAGTATAGCTGGAATCATGTACATTGGGATGGCCAACGGCTAGAGTCGTTCACAGCATTATTAGAGCTGCTGGAAATAGATGTTTACAAATTAAATGTATTAACAGAGGGACACCTCTATCAACAAGGATTATTAGTATTATGAACGATTGGATTCCTTTTATAGAAGCTATGCTAGCTGTAGGGTTCTTTTGTGTATATGTTTTGTATAATGTGTTTGCAGATGACTGCGAGCAATACAGATTGTATACACGAGTGCGTAAGTGGGATCGCACAAGATTGACAAAATCTTATAAATAAAAACGCGGAAAAGGGGGTATCTTATATGAAGTACAATAAGGTACCCCAACTAACTTTAAAGAGGAATTTAAAATGATTATTCTATCACAACCCTATGGTGAGTGCTACGATTGTGGCAGTCCTATGACGGCAGTCTTAGATGTAGAAGACTGTTCTTTAAATGTGTACCGTAATGGTACTCTATCAGAAGTCTATGTGTCCTGCGATGGATGCGGAGGACGTGCAGGTCACCGGGAGTATCAGCCCCATCTGCATGGGGAGTCTTTGTAAAACGCGGGAATAATGGTATCTTATATGAAGTACAATAAGGTACCTCAATCAACTAACTATTTGGAGTATTACCATGAACACAATTAAATTATTCAATAACACATTTTCAATAACTAGAACTACAGAGGCTGGCACCGTAGTATTCGAAAATGAACAAGTAAAAGGGCACGTACTGAATGGGATTGCATTTCTCACTGGTGCGGCAGCAACTATCGCGCGTCTTATAGAAGGCAGAGAAGAGTCTGTCTACATCGTGAGCCTAGAAGAACGTGAGTTGGGCGAGTATGTTCAACTGTATGTCAATGTATAATATAGTACCAACAACTAACTTTGGAGTATTATCATGAACCCAGTACAAGCAGCACAAGCATCTGTTGATGCAAAATTATTAGCAATGAAAATTGAACACGATGCTAGAATCAAAGCATTGGATGGTGATAAAGAGTTTGCTAAAATGCTAGCTGAAATGCAAGCTAAGCTTAAATGCTAACAAAAGACCTGAGCAGGTCTTTAAACTGCTTAGTGTCTAAGGGATGTGTATCCCATACTGATGATGGTTCAAAAGAACCGAAACACTTAATTATTTGGAGTATTACCATGTTTAGTAAAATTAAAGATTATTTCTTAACTGACAGAAAAACAACTGATGAAGCTAGAGAGCTTTTAAATGCTTGGAGAGAAGATCAACAGGCTGCTGATGAGCTAGTAGCTAAGCTTGAAGCGAAAGCTTTAGTAATGAAACTTGAAAGATTAGCGAGAGAACGTCATGCTTAATAAACTGCTGAAAAAGGTTGACGATGCAATTATAGCTTGGCTTAATATTTCGGATATGAGCTATGAAGCTGTCAAAGAGATGGAAAGACAGTTAGAAGAGAGCGAGAAGGCTGGAGACAAAGCCAATGTACAAAGACTGCTCAAAGTTCTTAATGAGATGGTTAATGTGCTTCAAACGCCTGTCTTTACAATCAACATTGGCGGAAAGCCTACGTTTGAAATCCCAACAGAAGAAGCTAATCAAAAAGCTAAAGATCTTGAAGAGCAGATCGAAAAACTACAACGAAAATTTAATGGCGAAGATTTCGCATAGAGGATATTATTATGTTTACTTTTATTTCACACTTGTTCATGTCTCCATTTGAAATCTTTATGGAAACACTGTTAAGCCCTATGGGTTTAATTATGATTGTAACGTTTGCATTAACCATTGTTGGTTACTTCAAAGTACGTCAAGCCAGAAAGAATCATGCGCACATTGTTGTTATCAACTTGTGGGAATTGATCTTCTGGGTATCAATTGTTATAACTTCTGGTTGTAACTTAGTATATGCAATCATGCATCCTTCAGTTTTTTGGTGATTTATGAAATTAAAATTTGCTTTCTATACATTGCTAACTATTTTAGTAGCAATTACAATGTTGTATGTAGGTGCGCTTCTTTACAAAGTAGCGTTATTATTAATCGCTGTATTATTGCTAATCATAGGGTACCAAGTATCTGAATTGACACGGAGATTTACAAATGGTAGCTAATATAAGACTTCAAGGTTTCTATCCAGTTGCAACTGAAAAGGTTTTAAATGAAGAAGCTCCTGGTGATCTATTCTTATCTCCATTAGTATATAGACAAACGGTGCGTGAAGTTGACGCAAGTCAATTGGTTGTAATGGAAGATGTAGAAAAATTCATGTGTGGTTTCGGATGGGACTTCGCAGATGTAGTAGCTGTAGCAGATTTAACAGGAACAATTCCAATACCATTTTATGTGTTAAAGGAAAAAATTCCAAGGCTTTTAACCTTGGTTAATAGGTACAAACCAAGATTTATAGAAACTGTGTAAAACAAACCCTCTCTGGCTCCTTCGGGAGCTGGGGAGGGCTTTCTCTCTTATTTTTTTTTTTCTTTCAAACTGCAAACTTTGTAACCTTAGCTCATAACTGATGCCTTCGGGCATCGAATCTTTGTAGCCTACTAGGACAGCTATGAAGAATATTCTACAGGATTCGATTCTGTTATGTGCTTTAATTTTATTTAATGGCATTCGTATTGAAACATTTACGATGTTTATCCTTTTAACCTTAATACTACCTAGGAATCATAATGCGGAATAAGTTATTAAAGTCTTTACGTACAAGAATTGCTGTAGAAATTGCACCCCAATCTCCAATAAAGTTTTTAAAGAAGCTTGAGATAGAAGAGCATCTAGATGAGATTATTGCAAATACATATTTGTACACAAGACCCAAAAAGGGTTCTGACAAGGAAATTATAATGTCAGAAGTAATTTGTGCCATTGGTCACAATATGCGAAAAGGCGAAAAGAAGGATTCAGCTACAGCAGCTAGATGTGGTGCTTTTATTTTATACTCATTTGCAGAATTAGGCCTTACAGAGATAGTAATGACTAGTGCAGCTAATGGGCATGGTACATACGTAGTTAAAGTCGTAGATGAAAAGAGTATGCAGGAGCTATGGGAAACAGTATCAAGACAAGGCGGTAAAGGCAAACTACCCTCAGCAACACCATATGCAAATTGGACAAGCTTTAGACACGAGGCAGGTGCCGTATTAGTTAAGACACAATCAAGAGTTGTAGCAGAAAGCTTAACACCTGAAACACATCCAATTGTATTTGAATCTATTAATAGAAGTCAAAGAGTAGGTTGGTTAATTAACAAAGAAGTCTATAATGTGGCTAAATGGGCCTTGAGTAATAAAACAGAAGCATTCAGCGATATTTGGGAACAGCATAATCCACAGGCACGTACAACTAAACTAAGAGAGACTAAAGCTATTCTTAGTATTGCAGACAAGTTTACTGATATTCCTTTCTATCATTTGTACTATTTAGACTTCAGAGGTCGTAAATACCCAACTACAGCGTATCTACATGAACAATCTTCTGATATTGCAAAGGGTCTCTTAATGCGTCAAGATAAGAAAGCTATTGGACAAGATGGGTTCTTTTGGTTATGTGTATCAATTGCTAGTAATTGGGCAGGTAGTTCAGGCAGAGAAGATGGTGCTAAGACAGATAAAATACCACTAAAAGATAGATATCAATGGGTACTAGACAATGAAGAAATATTAACAGCGTATGCACTCTCACCTAAATTAAATCAAGGCTGGATGGAAGCTGATAAGCCTTGGCAATTCCTAGCTGCCTGTATTGAGCTTAAGAACGCGTTAAGTATGGGCTCTAGTTATCTTCAGTATGAGTCTCACGTGGAGTGTTTCATTGACGGTTCTACTAATGGCTCACAGCATCTAAGTGCTCTTACTAGAGACGAAATTACAGCACCGTATGTTAATTTAGTACCACTAGAGATGCCTGGAGATCTATATGCATACGTAGCTAATCATGTATGGAGTAAAATCTCGACTATTGTAAATGCAATGTCACCAAGTTTAGTACTAGAGTGCGAAGAGTTTATTGATGGATTAATAGCGTTAAAAAGAAAGATTGTCGCTGCTGAACCTAAATCAGAGTTACGTAGTCAATTAGTGTCACAGATAAGAGCATACAAAACAAAATGGACAGATGTCGGTGAAAAGGCTTCTCCAGTATTTTGGCATAGAATTAAAGATAGCAAGCAACGTAGAAAAATTGTTAAAAGAAATGTAATGACGTTACCGTATGGAGGTTCAGGTTATGGCTTGTCAGAGCAACAAATTGATGACTCTAAGAAGCATGGTATAGAGTTGTTAATGAATATGGAACATAAATGGGCATCATGGATGGGGAGGTTAGTATTTGAAGATGCTAAAGAATCTTTGCAAAGGCCTATGATGCTATTAGAAGTATTTGAGAAAGCTGGAGCAGCTGCTGAGAAGAAAGGTAAATTCTTAGAATGGACAGTACCTGTTACAAATTTCCCTGTAGTACAAAATTACACAGAAGGTCGTACTAAAAAGATACATATCCAATGGGGCCCTAGAATTGGTACTAGAAGCGAAACCACGGGATACTTTGGAAATGATCTACAATTACATATATGTTTTATTGAGGATCAAGTACCCTCAAAAGGAAAGCAGTCTCAAGGAGCAGCACCAAATGTAATCCATTCATTGGATGCAGCGCACTTAGCAATGACAACAGTTAAGTGTGATTTTCCCATTACGACTATACATGATTCTTATGGATGCCTGCTTGCAGATATGCCTAAGCTATATAAATGTGTGCGTGATACTTTTGTCGAGCTTTACCAAGAAAATCCTTTGTTCCCCCTAATCGATAATATCAATGGTGATCTAAGTTATTTAGATATGGGCGAACTGGATGTTAATTTAATTTTAGAAAGTGAATATGCTTTCGCATAGAGGTTTAAGAATGCAGCTAATGACAATTCGTGAGTATTTAGAGAGTATCGAGTTTGAAGTATGCTATCAAACATTGAGTCACAGGTTAACCTTGATAGGTGTCAGACCTTATCAGTTTAAAAAGGTTGGTAAGAATTTTGCAGGTTTATTTAAGCTATCTGATCTACAGGCTGCTGGTAACTACAAGAGAAGACTGCCGCGTAAGCCACAGCCTACAGTTTTGCAAACAGATATAATTCGTTTTCTTAGTGTTCCCTTAACGCCCATACATCGCTGGTATGGCTATAGAAGTGAGGAATTAAAATGGCTTTAACAATGTTTACAGGCGGTATTAATAAAGAGCCACAAGATAGAATACTTCTTGTCGTACAGGGTAATCCAGAGCATATAGAGCAACTCAATGAAATGCTAAAAGCCGGATGGAGGGTAGCTGAAATTATTTCTCTTACTGGTTTTGCAAACCTGCCAGGAGAAGCACATTATTTATTAACCAGAGGAGAATTGTCATGAAGATCTTAAGAACACCTTTACACAAAATTGAATCAGGTTCAACGGGAGTGGCTAATCCAGCTTTCTTAAATGCAGCTGCTTCGGGACCAGAAGAAACTGTAGTTGAGATTATTAATAAGGCTATGACATACACAAGAGAGCCAGCAACAGAAAAGTTCTCTACAGAAGTCTTAGCATATGTTAATAATGTGATTAATATGTACCTAAGAGAAATCTTAGCTAATGGTACTTGTTATAAACATCACCTAGCTACAAATGATGTAGGCTTTGTGTTTGATGTGTCGTACTCTACTGTAGTAGGTAAAGGGACAGGACTTAGTGCTGAAGTGCAAATACTGCAAGATGATAATACAATTAGAGATTTCTATTTACATTATCGTGTTGTGCTACCAAATGGCACTACAACAACATGGCGCATTGATAGCGTTGAAGATAGTAATTGGCTTGCTTACATTTCACAATATTAATCTTTAAAAGCCTGGGTATGCTTCTTAACTACCCACAACTGACAGAAGGAGGTCGTCATGTTAATGACACCAACACTATGTCTCGTTGCTGCAATGTACTTCGAGGCTAGAAACCAAACGTCCGATGCCATGCTAGGTGTCGGTCAAGTATTGATGGAGAATACAGAGAATGGCAAAACTATGTATGACACATTGAAAAAGAAAGGGCTGTTCTCTTGGGCTAGGAAAGGTGTTAAGATACCAAATCCTAAGAGTCCGGCGGACGTTGAAGTTTTTGAGCATCAGCAGAAGCTGGCGCGAAAAATGCTTTTCAAACAGCTTAGAACACCTTTATTACGAGGTAAGTATAAGCATTTTAATAACTGGCAATTAGGCAGGCGATTCAAAACTAATGTACCGTTGGTTAGAATTGATGACTTAGTTTTCTATTAGGATATTTTATGTACGAAGATTTATATGCAACAGTACAATATGTACTATATTCAGAAGGGAATGATTTTGAAGAATACATGGATGCTACGTGGGGTACAGAAGATTTCACATTGGCTAATGGCGACATGTTCGATAGGGCTCTCCGAGACCCTGATGTAGATCATCCGTATGCTACAGCAATAAAAGCCAGAAGGGAGCTTGATAAAATGGTAGAAGCTGATAGAGTAGCAAAGCCTTTGTATTTAACAGTAGATCAAGTCATGGCATTAGCGCTATGAGTGCGTGGGACTATATCATAATTGCCTACGCTGTACTAGCTACGTATCGATTAGGCAAAGTTCTACAAGAGCTTATGCGATACAAAGAACATTGTGCTGAGTTAGAAGCACGATTAATTTTAACAACACTAGGTAAAAGATCTGATGACAGCCTTCACTAACGATGAAAGCCTTGAGCTATTACACTTATTAACTTTACTTGGGGCTATAATAGGAATGCCTGAAGATCATGAAGCAGATAATTATAAGTTAACTGCAATTAAAATTATCCAATTTAAGGAGAAGCTACATGCTAGTCTTGAAAACCGTTTATGATGTGCGTATATTACCCGGAAGTTATAAAGATGTACTTGATGATCTAAAACCTTTTATCAGTGACCTAGCAAGTCACCATGAGCTGATGGATGAACTAGGTGGTAACGTATACATCCTTGAAGAAGAAGCAGAATTAGAAAGTATCGAAGTATATGACTTAGATCATGGAAATGGTACATTACTTACTATGCCAGGTTCATTTGACATGGCTGAGAGATTTGCAGGTGACTGGGTAAAAGTCATGAATGTTACTTCTGATTTAGGAGGTGCTATTTATTATATACCACCTGCAATTGCAGACCTTAACGATCATGTGTCCGAAAGTATTGATCTTTCGAATTGCTAGACCCCGTTAAATTAACCCCTTCTAAACATTTATACATGAGATTTAAAAATGGCAAATTTATATAATTTGGAAATACACCACCCAAACCTTGTAAAAGGTAAAAATAATTATGATCCAAGTAAACCTAAATGGTCTGCTATGCTAGTGACTAAAAAAGAGACACAAGCAAAAGAAATTGCAAATATGGGGATTAAAGTTACTCCATTTACAACTAATGAAGGTCAGATAGCTTGGAAATTTAACGTAGGCAAGAATGTAACAAAGTTTACGGGAGAGCCTAGCACACCTATTAGTGTTGTAGATATGGACGATAATCCATTGCCAAAAGATAATATTGGTAATGGTAGTATCGTAAATGTCAGATTATTTGAACGGGAATACGTAAATAAAGCTGGTAAGCCTGCAATAAGTTATCTATTAATGGCGATACAAATTGTCAAGTTAATTGAGTATACACCTAAAAAGTCTGGTGATTTCCCTCCGGCTGCTATTGAGTATGAAGATGGGGATGTATTCTAATGTCACGCTATCTCTATACAGTTATTAATGAAGATGGCAGTGAAGGCTCTCAGTATTCTGATTTCAATCTAATACCTATTAACGCTATTATGGGTGATTTTGGACATATAAGAGCTACTCGCAGTGAAGACGATACTATGGCAGGTGCTTTAGTAATCAGAGAGGATTATGAAGCTTGGCGCGAAATGCTTAATCGCTGTCATTGGCTTCCAAAGTCTGAAATTGTACAAGCTGTAGATCCAAAACATTATAAAGGCTACGTAGAGGAATTCCAGTGGATTGATACTATGAGCCGTATCCCTACGCTAAAAGATCCTAAAATATTTTCTGGTGCTGTAGAAATGCAAATTAGAAAATACCTTGATCGCAATGGTCAAAAGGATGATGAAGTACAAGAGTTACTTAAAGCACGATGGTATTTAAACTACTTGATTGCGTATAAGGTTTCAGGCAGACCAATCATGGTAGATGAGGTCGAAGATATTATATCTTCAATTTAACAACAAAAGGGCGTTTCGTTTAATACGGAGCGCCTTTTATTCGAGGCTATGATGAATTATATATTCGATGTAGAGACAGATGGTCTCTTACCTAATGTAACACGTATGTGGATTATGGTCGTTAAGGATCTAAGTACAGGAAAGAAAACACGCTATTTAGAAGGAGACTTCGGTTGGAAAACTCTATTTAATAATGCTAACCAACTGATTGGACACAATATAATTGGTTATGATATTTGTGTGCTAGAGAAATTGTTTGGATACAAAGTACCTGAGAAGACTAAAATAGTTGATACATTAATTCTTTCTCAAGTATTAGACTACAAACGTTTTGGAGAGAAAGGACACTCATTAAAAGTATGGGGTGAACATCTAGGTTATCCTAAACAAGAATTTGAGGATTGGACACAGTATTCAGAAACTATGGCTGAGTATTGCGAAAATGACGTAGAGGTTAACTTCAGAATCCTAAAAGATTTACGAGATGAACTTAAGAAAGGTGAAGAGAAGTATCCAGAACAATTTAAACTCTTGACACAATATATTAAGGTAGAACACGCTGTAGCTAAGTGGTGTGCTGAAGCTAGTCTTCATGGATGGCCTTTTGATACAAATAAAGCTTATGAGCTTTATAATGAACTCGAAGCCAAGATGAATAGTACTTATGAGATTCTGAATAAGAAACTAGGCCTTAAGGTGGTTGCTGTTGATAAGAAGTTTGGCATAGTAGAAGCCAAAAAGCCTAAGTACAAAAAGGATGGTAGCTATGATGCGCATACAGCTAGATGGTTTGATGTCAATCCTTGGAGTGGCTTTGAACCTGAAGATAGAATTGTTGATGGCGAGTACTGCCGTATTACTATTGAACCTCTTAGCCTTAATTCTGTAACTGATGTAAAAGTATTCTTGTATAGACATGGTTGGAAACCAACAGATTGGAACTACAAGTTAACTGAAGATTTAAAGCGTGAAAGAACAACACCTAAGATTACTGAAGATAGTTTAGAATTTTTAGGTGGTGATGGTAAGCTGTATAGTAATTACTTAACTGAAAAGGCAAGACACTCAATCGTTAAAACGTGGTTGGAGAATGTAGATGACAATGGTAGACTTCATGGGGACTGTATGGTTATCGGAACCCCTAGTATGCGTTCACGTCATAGTATTATTGTTAACATTCCTAGCCCTGATGCTCCATACGGGAAACAAATGAGAGCATTGTTTAAGTGTATTCCTGGTTGGAAAGTAGTAGGCTGCGATAGCGCTGGTAATCAAGCTAGAGGTCTAGCACATTTCCTAGAAGATGAAGGCTTTACAGATATTCTACTTAATGGTGATATCCATACTTTTAATGCAGACACTCTCAATCGTATTCTGAAAGAAACAATTAATATAGATTGGAATGATTACTGGACTAAACAAGGCGTGACAGCAGATGATAAACATACGCTAGAAGAGAATTTAGCATTAAGAAGAAGAAATTGTGCTAAGCGTGTATTATACGCTTTCTTGTTTGGCGCGTCAGGTGGTAAGCTTTGGAGCTACATGTTTAATGGTGAAATGAATGATACAAAGGGTGCTAAAGTTAAAAAAGAGTTTATTAAAGCTGTGCCAGGATTCAAGGCACTCTTAGACAAACTTGAAGCTATCTTTGGTAAAACGAAACAAAGAGGACTTGGGTATATCCCTAGCCTAGCACATAATAGAGTATATGTAGATTCCTTTCATAAACTATTAGTGTATCTCTTGCAATCCGCAGAGAAGATTACTTGTGGTGCAGCTTGCATGCTAGTACAACAGTATCTTAAAGAAGAGAAAATTCCGTATCAACCTTTAATTATGTACCATGATGAATTCCAATTAATGGTACCAGAAGAGTATGCAGAACGTGCAGTAGAGCTTGGCATTAAGGCTTTCCAAGAAGGCCCTAAATTATTTGGAGTCAGTATTATGGATGGCTCTGGTTCCTTTGGAGATAATTGGTTGGAGACACATTGATGAATTCAGAACAATATTTATTAGTATGCCTTATGGAAGAGTTATCAGAAGCTGCACAAGAAGCTTCTAAGTGTATTAGATTCACACTGGATCATCAGTGTGAAGAATACGAACATAGTAACAAGCAAAAGCTAAAGAATGAATTAGCTGATGTACAAGCTATTCTTATTATGCTGGCTAGTGAGTGTAATATTAGACTAAATTGCGATATGAAATCTCACATAAGAGATAAGATAGCCAAAACAGAAATGCGTATGATTTTGTCACAAGATATGGGAGTTTTAGGAAAATGATAGCACTAATCGATGCGGATGGTTTAACTTATTCTGTTTGTTTCAATAGAGAGAAGCAGAGTGCAATTGTTAACCTCGATGATGACGGTAATACAAGTTATACAGCTGAAGAGGAAGCTCAGTACAAAGCAGAGATTTTTAAAAATTTTTGTAGAGATCTTAGAGAAGTTAGCGAAAACGTATTTGCAGAAGAGGCTAGAATTGTATTACGGGGTAAAGGTAACTTTAGACATGAAGTAGATCCATTCTATAAATCCAAACGTAATTCAGGTGGTGTTAAATACTATGCAGATGGCATTAAAGACGTAGCACTAAGTTTAGAAATGGCTGTACCCTCTACTGGCTGTGAAGCTGATGACTATATTCGAATGTGGGCAGAAGAATTACGTGCAGAAGGTAAAGATTTTATTGTATGTACAACAGACAAAGATTTAAAGATGATCTCTGGTAAGCACTATCATTTAAAGACTAAACAAATTAGTACTGTTACTGAGCATGAAGCATTAATGTCTTATCATCAACAATTACTAATGGGTGATGCTGTAGATAGTATACCAGGTATCTGGAAAATGGGACCTGTAAAGTCTGCAAAGGCTTTAAAGGATTGCACAACACTCGAGTCCTTTCAAGAAGTAGTAATTGATGAATATATTAAAGCGTATGGTGACAAATGGCATGAAGAGCTTACACTTACAGGAAAACTTATTCATCTATGGCGTTGGCCTGAAGACTACTTCAGCTTGGATGAATGGCCATTGGCTAAGGAAATGTTAGGTACATGAAATTTGAAGGAGTCGTTCCTGCAGCGGCTCCAGTTTCTATTAGTAAATTCTCTAATGGACACTGGAGATATTTTAAACAAATGAGTGAGGGTACAGCGTATGTGGGATTTATATATGCTATCTATGATAAAGTTCTTAAACGATTTTACATCGGGAAGAAGAATTACAGAAGTGCTGGTAAGGCTACTTTCGGACGAGAGTCTGATTGGAAGAGATACAAGAGTAGTAGTTCAACAATTGCAGCTCACCTCAAAGAACGACCAGCAGAAGAATTTATGTATATCTGCTTGGGCGAATACAAGACAAAAAGTGGACTCGCTTGGGCCGAAACATGGTCGCTGGTCAGTATAAAAGCACCGCTCAGAGAAGAAGTGTACAATAAAAGGATAGAAGAAATCACATGGAAGATTAGTGAAGACGTTACGAATGAGCATATAAGTAGACTGAATTTAATTTCAAGCGGGTATATTCCTTATGACGAGCAGAGAGATTGGTAAAACATCTTGCCCAAAGTGTAACTCTTCAGATGCAAGAGCACTTTATTCAGATGGCAAGAGTCATTGTTTTTCTTGTGGTACATCATTTAAACCGGATACAGCAATGGTAACAGACTTTAAAGGTACAGTTCCAGCGGTTACGAGTAAAGTAGCTCATGTAGACATTAGTACATTGAGGTCTACTGCAATCAAAGAAAGAAAGATATCTAAGGATATAACAGAATTCTTTGGTGTTAAAATGCGCTTTGGTGAGGATGGAGAAGTCGATGGACATTTCTATCCATACGGTGACTCTTATAAAATGAGAGCATTGCCTAAGACATTTACTTGGGTTGGTCCAAATACAAATAAACTATTTGGTCAAGAAAAATTCAATGGAGATGGAAAGCGATTAATCATTACTGAAGGTGAAATTGATGCAATGTCAGTTGCACAAGCAGCATTTGAAAAGTACGGTAAGGTCTATCCAGTAGTTTCAATGTCATCTGCAACAGGTACAAAAGCTCTTCTAGAAAATAGAGAGTGGATTAGATCATTTAATGAAGTTGTTTTATGCTTTGATAATGATGATGCAGGTAAGGAAGCTACAGAAAAGGCTACTAAGATTATTGGTGTTGATAAGGTACGTCTAACAAAGCTGCCTGTTAAAGACCCCAATCAATTACTACTTGAAAAGGGTGGTAATGCATTGATGATGTGTATCTTTGAAGCTGCTAAGTATGTACCTTCTGGTATTATGCGTAGAGATGAGTTATGGCAGGCAATGGTTGAATACAATTCAATTCCTGTTGTGCCGTATCCAAATTGTTTAAGTGGCTTAAATACTAAACTGAAAGGTATGAGAGAGCACACAATAACTCTATTCACTTCAGGTACAGGCTCTGGTAAGTCTACAATCACCAGAGAAATTGCATTACATCTAGTGTCTACGCAAGATACAATGGTTGGTATTGTAGCATTAGAAGAACCACCAGCAGAGACAGCACGTAAATTAGCAGGGATGGCTATTAGTAGAAATCCAGCCAATGAAGAGCTGTCTGTAGATGATTTGAAATGCGGTTTTGATAGTGTATTTGGAGATGACAGAATCATGGTGCTTGATCATCAAGGCTCTATGGATGATACGTCATTAATGGATAAATTAGAATATATGTGCTTATCGGGATGCCGTTATATCATCCTAGATCACATAACAATTCTAGTATCTGAAGGTGTTGATGGCTTACAAGGTAATGAAGCTATTGATAGAACGATGAATGACTTATTGAGGTTAGTAAATAAGTATCCTGTCTGGCTATGCTTAATATCACACTTAAGAAAAACACCAACAGGTAAGAAATCGTTTGAAGAGGGTCAATTACCTTCTCTAGATGATATTAAAGGCTCAGGCTCTATTAAGCAAGTATCAATGGAGATTGTAGCTTTTTCAAGAGACATGTCAAATGATGATGAATCAGTTCGAAATCATATTAATATGCGAGTTTTAAAAAGTAGATTCACGGGACTGACTGGTTCAATACCTGGCGTTGATTACGTACATGAAACAGGAAGATTAAGAGCTAGTGACTTTGGCCTAGACGATTTTATTACATTAGTATAAGGAATATAAATGACAGCACAAATATTAACACCTAGAGAATCCTATGGTGTAGACTATCCAGCTGCAGTAGAGTTTGCAATCAGGCAAGCGGAAATTGCATGGTTTGCGCACGAGATAGAAGTTGAAAAAGATATCCATGAGTTAAGAACTAATTGCACAGAGGCAGAGTACTATGGGATTGTCAATACATTAAAGATCTTTGTACACTATGAAATCCATGTCGGTAACAATTATTGGCGAGATTATATTCCTAAGTTCTTTCCAAGACCAGACGTACAAAGAGTTGCATCTGTGCATGCAATGACTGAATTGAATATCCATGCTCCATTTTATTTCAAAATAAATGAACTATTAGGTTTAAATACCGATGAGTTTATGAATTCCTATCAAGAAGACGTAATTCTTGCTGAAAGGCTAGAGTGGATGGAACGTGTAGTCTCTAAACATGAAACTACAATGGATAAGTTAACATCAGTAGCAATCTTCAGTATGATTGAAGGCGCAGTCTTATATTCATCATTTGCTTTCTTGAAACATTTTAATTCAGACGGTAAAAACAAATTCCAGAATATCAATGCTGGGATTAATTTTAGTGCTATTGATGAGGACATTCATGCTAGAACGGGTGCCTGGATCTTTAATACAACACTGCATGAAGCCCTTAATGATCCTGAAGAGTACATTAATTTGGAAGTTTTATACAACGATCTAGAAGTAACTGCATGGATTATTGCAGAGAATGAAAGAGATATTATCAAGAAGATGTTTGAGTTTGGACCGATTGAAGGTATTACATCTTTAATGTTAGAAAACTTTGTACAAAGTAGACTTGATCTATGTTTAACAAGGCTAGGCGCTAAGGTTTTATTTGATCCAAAGTATAACCCAATCGCTGATTGGTTCTATGACGATATTGAAAGTAGTACTTTGCATGATACATTCATTGCAATGGGCAACGACTATAAGCGTAATTGGACTGAAACTAAATTTACATGGAAGGTGAAAAATGACCAGTATTTATCGTGAGTTAAGTATTGAAAGAAAACGTCTACAAAAAGAAGGAAAACTTCCTGAGTGGATTATTACCAATAGCTGGCAGCTACTAAAGGAAAAATATGTATCTGAACAATATCCAGATCTACTGTCGATCTATCGTCGTATTGCTAAGCACGCGGCTTCTTACACAGATAATCAATCAGCTTGGGAAGAAAAATTCTTCGAACTTCTCTGGAAAGGCTGGCTTATACCTTCTACGCCTGTTTGTGCCAATATGGGCACGGGTAACGGATGTCCGGTTTCATGTTCCGGAAGTACAGTCCAGGATTCAGTATTTGACTTCTATGCCAAGCAACAAGAAGCCGCAGTCCTCTCGCAGCAGGGATATGGTACTAGTAATTATCTTGGTAATATTCGTAAACGTGGTGCCGCTATTTCTGGTGTGGCCGGATCTGCTTCAGGTGTGTTACCAGTATTTAAAGGATTTGTTAAAGTAGCACAAGACATTAGTCAAGGCTCTCAACGTAGAGGTGCTTGGGCAGGTTATTTAGATATTGAACATGGAGACTTTGATGAACTGGCTACACATATACTTAATTTCCCTGATGATGCTAATGTTGGCTGGTGCATTTCAGATGATTTTGTACGCAGACTTAACGCAGGGGACAAAGATGCTACAAGGCGTTACCAGAAGGCAATGAAGCTAAGAATGCTTGGTAAAGGCTATTTCTTCTTTGCAGACAAAGTAAAGAGAGCTTTGCCACATTCATATAGACGTAGAGACCTAGAAGTTAAAGCTTCTAATCTATGTACTGAGATTGCCCTGTTTAGTGGTATCCATGAAAACGAAGAGTATACATTCTCTTGTGTATTATCGTCAATGAATGCTGCTAAGTATGATGAGTGGAAAGCTGTACCAGACGCGGTCTTTAATGCCACTGTGTTTCTTGATTGTGTTAATGAAGATCAAATTCGTATTGGTAAAGAAAAACCAGGCATGGAGCGTATTGTAAGGTTTGCTGAAAAGTCTAGAGCATTAGGTTTAGGCTTATTAGGCTTTCATAGCTACTTACAAGAACACAGCATTGCATTTGAAAGCTTTGATGCTCACTTGGTTAGCCAAGAAATGTTCAAATACCTTAATACTCAATCTCTAATGGCATCTAAATGGATGGCTAGCGTATGGGGTGAACCTGAATGGTGCTTAGGGCTTGGCATTCGTAATACACATCGAATGGCTATTGCACCAAACTTATCTAGCTCTTTAATAGCTGGCGGTACATCTCAAGGTATTGAACCTATTTATAAGAATGCATTTGTACAAAACACTGCAGGCGGTAAGATGAGAAGATCATCACCTGCATTGATGCACTTAATTGTAGAAGCTGGTCTTGATGTGCAAAAAACTCTTAAGGATATCATCAGAAATAATGGCTCTGTCCAGCATGTTGATTGGCTCAGTGACCATGAAAAAGATGTATTTAAAACTGCATTTGAAATTAACCAAAAGAGTATCTTGAAACTAGCAGCAGCTAGACAGCCTTATATTGATCAAGGTCAATCTATTAATCTCTTCTTTGATGCTGATGAAACTGAAGAGTATATCTCTGAAATACATCAAGAAGCATTTGAGCTAGAAGGTATTAAATCATTGTATTATATTCGCACTACTAATGGTGCAAGGACTAATAAAGATGAGTGTCTCTCATGCCACGGGTGAAGTACAAGTAACATTAAAAGGTGATAGCCAACAAAGACGTAAGCAGTTAAGAGAATTGTATCGTACGTATAGGTATGTACAAATGAAGTTCTCTTTTGGTTACTGGTTTAAGAACACATATATTTGTTGGAATTAATCATAGGGAGGACTTCGGTCTTCCCTTTTTAACGGAGAGTATTATGAACACAGATGAAATATACGAATGCTTACAGGGTATTGCAGCAGAGCCTTCTAAGAATGCTAAGATAGAAATGTTGGAATTTTACTTACAAGATGATGAATTTGAGAAAGTAATTGTATATGCGTACAACCCATTTATTACATTTGGTATACGTAAAGTGCCCAGTGTCTCACATAAGGTTGGCTTACTGAAGTCATTTGATTATGATACATGGGGTCTGCTCGACTTGCTAAGCCAAAGATATGTAACAGGTAAGCTTGCAATTGAAACCTTATTAGCTACAATGGGAAAGCTGTATAACGGCTCTGAGGCAGTGTTAAGGGGTATTTTAGAAAAAGATCTCAGGGCAGGCTTTGATGCTAAGACTATTAACAAAGCTGTTCCTGGCCTAATACCTGTAGCAGCTTATATGAGATGTAGCTTACCTAAACATGTTAAAATGGATGAGTTTCATTTCCCTGCATTTAGTCAGGAAAAGGCTGATGGCCTATTTGTAAACATTACTATAGAGGGTTCAGCCATTACAATGCTAAGCCGTAAGTACCAAGAGATGCCTTTTGATTCTTATAGAGAACTCCTAATACAAGCAGAAGGGCTTGGTGTAATCAAGGAAGGATACCAAACACATGGTGAGTTGATTGTAGAGGTCAATGGTGTACCGCTAGAACGTAAAACTAGTAATGGTGTTTTAAGACGTGTCAACCTAGGCGGAGAATTTAAAAATGGAGAATATCCCGTATTTTATTATTGGGATATTGTACCAATTACATCTATCAGAAAGAATATAGACCATACCCTGTATATAGATAGGTATCAATCTATTAATAACTATGATCGGAAGTATGTTAAGGCAATTCCATCTAAGTTAGTTACAACACTACAAGAAGCTGAAGATCACTTTGTAGAGCTAGCTAAGCAAGGTAAGGAAGGTACTGTATTAAAGTCTTACAGAGCTGTTTGGAAGAATGGTGTTAGTAAAGAGATTGTTAAGTTTAAAAAAGAGTTACATTGTGAATTGAGAGTAATTGATTTTAATCCAGGCACAGGAGAGAATGCTGATACATTTGGCTCTCTTAAATGTAGTACAGAAGATGGACAACTTATAGTTAACGTAGGTAATCTTACCAATGAATTAACGTGGGAAATCCACCAAAATTATGATGGCTGGATGTATGCTATCATTGAAGTAACGTATTCATCCGTGATCACTAATGAGAAGGGTGAGTATAGTTTGTTTGAACCTAAGTTTGTAGAACGTCGATATGATAAAGACACTGCAGACACTTTAGAAACATTAAAGGAACTTGTATGATGAAAAGTGAAGTATTACAATTTATTCTGGAGCTTGCAATGACAGTTGGTGTAGTAGCATTATCAGTAATTTCAGTTGGGTTTGCAGTATATTCTATTAAACACTTATATCAGGATTTAATGAAATGAGTAAACAAGCAATATTTACAGTAGGTATTAGTGGTTCAGGCAAGTCAACTTGGGCATGGTCTCATCAAGACGCGTGGCGTGTAATCGATAGAGATGTTATTAGACGTACGCATCTCATCCTCAATGTTAAGGAATACGACCCTGCAGAGGATAATATGTGGGAGCATTGGGATTTCGAAACAATGGAGAACACATGCAATCGACGTAGAGAAGAGCTTATTGAAGCTGCATTATATGAGGGTAGTAATATAATCTTTGCAGATACAAACCTTAACTATAACAAACTGCAGCCTTTAATGCAACGGTTGATCAGAGCAGACTATAGCGTTGAGTTTAAATTCTTTCCAACAACGCTAGAAGATGCTAAGTACAGAAATGTAAATAGACGTGATGTTGTACCTGAACATTTATTACAAAATCAGTACACAGCTTATAACGCATTCAGAGGCGCACCTATACGGCTTGATTACAACGGTGTACCTTTTGATGTAATTTTAGACTGTATGACAGGAGATATTGATGAGGTATCTGTAAACGGTGTTTATATTGGGCATGTCTTAGCTGAAAATGTAGTACAAGACCTAAGAGATGATATTAGAGAACTAGCACTAATGGATGTGAGACCATGAGTAATTTTGATGAATTAGTAGACTTATTAGGCTTTGACCAGCCTGCTGACTTAGACAATATATTAGGGCATGCAGCTCTAGAGATACTTGATGCTAGGTATGCAATTAAAGAGCTTAATGCAGAGCTTAAACACCAAAGACAACGTTATGTTGAACTTCGTAAAAAGGCCTTAGTAGGAGGGGCATTAAAATGAAACTAACTGAACAAGAAAAAAGAGATAAAGAACAAGAACATTATGAAGCCTGGCTAGAAGAATGGGAAGGCTTACTAGACGAACAGGAAAATTATGTACCATTAAGATTCGATGATGATGAAGATTGGATTGACGATGATGAAGATGAATGGGATGACGAGGAGGACATGTGACAGGTTCATACTATGTAGCAATCCCCGATTTAAAGACGCGTAAACTTGCGCATTTCAAAGTACCGTACGATGTGTACGTGTACATCAGACAATTAGAACATGCAGTTGCTGATTTGAAAGACCAGAGTGGAGAGATGAGACATGAGTGATCAAGAGTGGCAACGTTACCATCGTCTTGGTGGTGAATTGGAGATTCATAAGTCAAAGAAACGCATTCGTGTAAACGGGACTGAATTCGCAATAGGCCAGACATGGGGAACCGCGAGAAGAGGGCCGAAGACGATAATTGGCTTCAATTTCTCTAATGAAAGCATCTACTTTGAAGGTGGAGGGACTTGTAGCCTGACAGGCTACTTTCCATCTTATGGCACCCTGCACGGTGCCGTAGAAAGTGATCACTTAACAAATCTTCTTAACACAGAAATTTACTGAGAGATAAGATATGACATTTTATAGAGGCAGACTAACTGAAGCTCAAGAACTAGACTATTCACCCGAACCAGAAGAACAGAATTGGGAAGAGGATGGTGATTGTATCACAGGGCCACACAGCTATGATAAGAGATGTCAATGCTATCAATGTAATCCACCGGGGTAGGTTATGAAAATCGAAATACAAAAGAAGTACAAAACGCGATGTGGCTTCAAAGTTGAAATAAATCAAATCATCACATCAGTTAAGACTGATTATCCAGTGTTAGGTAGGTACTTTGATACAGACTACCAAGAGTGGATTGATGAGCGTTGGAGACTTAACGGTGTTTGCGATGAAGAAGTAGTTGACAATGATTTAGACTTAGTGGAGCGGGTATGACAAACAGAGAAGTAATGGCATTTGCAATAGGGGTTATGATAGCTGTTGCAATATCAATGATTGTTACTAGCTTTAGCTATGATGGCTATCGCTTAGTACACCAAACAAACATCGGTGGTGTAATCATCGATGGAAAGCACATCTACGAATTAGTAGAGTTATCTGATCCAGCGCAAGGGGTGGTAAGAAAATGAAATTAAAAGTAGGCGGTAAATACAAAAATCGTAAAGGCTCTATAATTGAGATTGTAGAAGAGCTTGGGGGAGAGATATATCCTTTTATTGATAGCCAAGACTGCTCATATACACCTGAAGGTATATACCTGAGAAACCACCCTAATCATGTTAACGACTTAGTTGAGGAGATTTATATGTTTGATTTGAATGCAACTTATTTAACAAAAGGCGGAACTAAAGTAGTAATTATTGCTAGGGCTCCTAGTAGGGATTACCCGATTGTCGGCCTTTCCCAAAGAAATGATACTTGGGATTTACGTTGCTGGACAGAAGAGGGGATTTATGATATATGCTGTGAGGGTAATTTAGATCTTGTAAAAGTATCTACTGATCATTTGCGTGCACGTAATGGTACTCCTATTAAGATATACGAAAGGTACCCTAATGAAATACATGGCGCATACCTTTCAGATGGTGAATGGAAGTCATCTACATGGAGTGTTGAAGGCGGCTTTTATCAAGTCGGAAATGAACAGTCGTGCCTAGACATCGATTTCACACCGCTTCAAAACTGGACGGCAGGCATCGAATTTCCCGCGCAGGCAGGGGCAGGCGTGGCAACCGTGGGCAGGGCATTACACCAGCCAGACCCTGCGGCAGTCGGCGCAGAGCGCGTCACTCTGTAGCAAATTTTGTACCCTTTGACGGGTGTTGGTTTTAACGCGTGTGTCCAACCCCGTTAAATTAACCCTATTTTCAAAAACGAAGATAGAAAACACACATATTTAATTATTTTATTATTGGAGTATTATCATGTCACAAATTCAACAAGCTTTCGTTATTGATGGAAAAATCTTTGCAAGTAAAGCAGAAGCACAAGCGTTCATTCGTCGTCCTTTGATCTTGAAAGCATTCCTAGACTTAACAAATAACAATCAAGAGTTATCCGGTTGGTTAGTTGAAAATCAGGAAGTGGTTGAAGCCGCATTCGAAACCGGTACAATTAGACGTGTAACTAAATCTGACTATGCTAAATTAGATAAGGCATTGGCTGAGTTAACATCAGGCTTCTTGTTCGATAACTTAGAAGCTGTTCGTGAATCATTCAGATGGCCTACCGTTAAACGTATGTCACCAGAAGAAAAGACTACTGAAGCTACTAGCATTATCTTTAAAGCTTCTGAAAATGCTGAATTAGCTGGTTGGGTAGTAGAAAACCAAAAAGCAGTATTAGAAGGCTATAAAGCTGGCGTTGAGAAACGTGAAGTATCAGAAAAAGCTGTTGCTGGTTTAGCTAAATGGCGTGCTGAAAAAGCTGAAATGGAAGCTGCAACTGCAGAAGGCCCAGATGCTGTAGAAGCATTATTAGCAAAACGCGCTGCACAATAATAAATTAATAAGACCCCTTGACCTTTATGGTTGAGGGGTTTTTAACGGAGAATATTATCAAACTACTATTACTATTTATTTTATGTATTACAACAGCACATGCTGATGTCAAGTGGATAGGCAAAGGTAAGTGTAAAGTACAATTAATTACTGAGAAGCGACATGATATTCTCGGTGGACTTGCAACAACACATAGATTTGGGAAATTATTATGTACTCGGTAGTAGGTATCACATTTAGGCCAGAAGGTGTTCAACAGTTTTATTATAGAATACAAGCTGGTAATTTAGGATTACTCCAAAGAGAGCCTAAGAATGAGTTTGATCCAAATGCTGTTAAGGTATTAGCATTGGATCATGAAGTAGATAAATTTGTGTTTATTGGATATTTGCCGAAAGGTATGTCCAAGGTATTTAGTAATACATTTGCCACAATTAAATTTCTAGATAATCGTAAGTTTGAGATTATTGCAGAGAGTGAATACAATCCTTATATGGAAATTATTGATGCGGGGAGAAAATAAAATGAACTTTATAAAAGTCACAGATCAAGGGACTAATGTATTGATTAACCTTGATAGAATATCAGAAGTATGTATTTCAAAATGTGGAAAGAATTTCTCTGTAAGGATTTCATATGATGAGGTTAATGCTTGGTCAACCTATTTGTTAAATGATGAAGATCTAGCTAAAATTGAAATTGCAATGGGACTAAGATGATGCTACAATTAGATAAAGTTTATTATGATTCTAACAATCATCGTATTAAAACTGTGCATGAACAGGATGATAGACTGGTAGGTGTTAACCTATTTAATGGAGACCTACATTGGTATCGACTCAATGGTAAGAGTGTTGCAGGTGCTGATATCTTAATGCCAGTAAGATTAGAACCTAATCATCTCTATAAAGATCGTGCAGGCAGAATTGTTAGAATTGTTTATATTGCTTCTGATGAGAATGACCAGATGCCTTGTTTAGGTGTGTTTAGAGAGGATAAAAAAGAATGTGCCAGTTGGTACAGTATTACAGGCCATTATCATCACGATTGTAGTTTTGCATCTTTTGATTTAATTGAGGAAGTACTATGAGAGTTGGCGACGTAATTTTAAATAAAGAAGATGAGAAAGGCGTAATTGCGTATATTGACAAAACGCCTGATTTTTCAACTTATTTGTGTGTGTTTAAAGAAGAAGATTCATCTTCTTCTGCTGCATGGTACTCTCTTAGAGAATTAAGGCTAGTCCCTAAGTTTAGCTTAGGTGAGACCGTTAAAGATGGTATAGGTACTAAATATACAATTGTTAGTATTTGTGAAGGTAACGTTAGATACCCTATTTTAGCTGTGCGTAATATTAATAAAAATAATGCGCATTGTGAAAGCTTTACAATTGAAGGTCATATCTATGCTGACGTATCAGGCGATGATTCGCGCAATCTAATTCCTAATTAATTAACTCCTCTCTACTCTCTCATTTGGATGCCTTCGGGTGTTCATTTGGGAGGGTAGGGAGGGATTCCCCCTTATTTTTTTTTTCGCTTTAAGGATATTATATGAGCCATAAAACACGCAAAATTTGGATAGCCCAAATAAGGTACCATAATAAAACTTATTATATCGGTAAGTTTGATAATGAATATGAAGCTCATTTGGCCTGGGTAGAATCGCTATACGGAGAATTCTTTAACAATGGTCTCAGAACACAGTAAAGATGGTGATATTACGTCTCCTTATAAGGGAGTCTTTTGGCATACTAAAAGATGCAAGTGGATAGCAGATACTAGAATAGTACAAAAGTTTAGAATTGAAAAGAAATATATTGGCTCTTTTGAGTGCCCACATAAAGCATACAAAGCGCGTAAAGAGTTTGAGGCTAGAACGGATCATAAATGGGAATTGATTCCGTACGATGACTAGACCCCGTTAAATTAACCCTTTACGTCCCCCCTGAATTATAATTCTTATTATAATAATATACTTAAAAGGTACCTTTAATGGAACCCGTTAAATTAACCCTTATTTTAAAAATAAAGAATAGTACTACGAAAAGTGCTATCTTACTGAAAAACTAGAGGTTTGTATGAATGCAATGACAAGAATCCATCAAATAAAGAAGGGAGGTCATGCGGCTGTACACAAACTTAATGAGTTGAGATTCGATCCGATCGTGGAATTAGTTACTAAATATCGTGAGATAGAGCAACAAATAGAATTCTATAATGATTGGAGAGCCAATATTATTGTACCTTTGACATCTACTGGCAAAGTACGTACATATGACCAGCAGGTTCATATGAATCTCTACGATAAGTTAACTACAATCGGTGAAAAGCTCCTTCGATACGGGTACGGTAGAGTGCCTGAACTACATGATGACACAACACAAGAACGTGTACCATTAATTATTAATTTAAACAAAGAAGGCGATCAATACGTCATAGGAGAGACACATGACATATCTACTGATAGCGATTAGTTTGTACTATATGTCTTTTATTGCTTATTCTCTTTATGTGCCTGAAGTAACTGATCGTGCCCTTAAATGGATGCTCTCTATTTGCGTCTTAAATTCTTTTCTTTATATATGGTACCAAGTATGTTCCTCAATATAATTATTGTACTATCAAGTATATGGCTCAGTACATCCAGCTGGATAGTACTAGTAATGGCCATTACGTTATTAAGATTATTAGCGGATGCCTTGGAGATTATTCATGGCCATTGAATTACATCCAGCACAATCAGAAATTTATCGTGCTTTATTTATTGAGCGTAGTGTTAGATATGCCACTGTGTGTTGTGCTCGTGGCTGGGGCAAGTCCTATAAGGCTGCTGTAGCTGCTATATCTGCTGTGTTCGAACTACTCGAATTACCAGCTAATGTGCCTAATAAAAAGGTATATATTATTGCTCCTACCTTTGATCAGGTAAAAGATATTTATTATCCGCTAATCCATTATGATCTTGGGATGGAGCATTATGCAATTAAAGCATCTCGCGATACAGGACGGTTCTTATTTCCTAGTAATGTAGAGTTAATACTACTCTCGTACGAATCGGTTGAACGTATGCGTGGTAAGGGTAAACAAGTGCCCTTGTAAAATTCCGTTAATTGCTGGAAACTCCTCTTTAAGGACAATCAGCAGCCAAGCCTAGTCTGGGAAGACTTTGAAGGTTCAACGACTAGAATATACCATCTAGAACAGATGATGAAATTCATAGAGGTCAAGTGATCTCGAAAAGCGGAAGACATAATTTATTATGTTAAGATATAGTCTGATCTATATAGTAATATATAGAAGTACTTTGCCGAGTACATGTGAAATTTACAATGAAAGAAGAATTTAAAAGATTTAAAGATACACAATATACTATAAGCAATTTTGGTAATATTTATAATTCAAATAACGAATTATTAAAACCATTTCCTAATAATAGAAGCTATTTATGTGTAGATCTATTTTATGATGGTATTAGAGAAAGACACAGAGTCCACAGATTAGTTGCAGCATTGTTTATTGATAATCCAGAGGGTAAGCCACAAGTTAATCATATTGATGGTAATAAACAAAATAATTATGTAACTAACTTAGAGTGGGTGACAGGCTCAGAGAATATTAAACATGCATATGATACAGGATTATTAAGACCTAATCGCAGATTATCAGAAGATGATGTTATTACAATTAGAGCTAGGATGATAAATGGTGAACTTGATTATATTTTAGCCAATGAATATAATATTTCTTCAGGTACTATAAGCAGTATCCGTTTAGGTAAGATATGGAAACATATAGCTACATATCCATTGCCTTTATTATCCGCTAATCCTGTTAAGAAATTATCACCAACGGACATTCCTACTATTCGACAAATGTTTAAGGATAGTAAAAATGATGCGGAAATAGGACGTCATTTTAATGTTGCAAGAGGCACAATAAACCAAATACGCCAAGGTAAAACTTGGATTAACTACTAACAAATCGGCAAAGAAAACTGGCAGAGATTAACGACCTTTGTTGAACACAATGGCATACTTCGTTGTCTGGGACGAAGTCTCTTCTTGTACTAAAGGCATTAGTGCTGAGGAGGCATGGCAGTCCGTAATACAGCCTACTATTGCAACTCGTTGGAGCAATAGAAGGGCATTAGCTGTTGGTGCTAAATCACCTGGAAGAGCTTTACTTATTAGTACACCGAAAGGATACAACTTCTTTCATGAGATGTGTATGTATCATGAGTCTGATCCTGATTGGGGATTCTGGCAATATGATTATTTACAGTCACCTTTCTTAGATCCTGTTGAAATTGAAAAACTGAGGGATAAGTTAGATCCTGTAACATGGGCATCAGAGTATATGGCTTCATTTGCAGAATCTGGTAATAGTGTCTTTTATTGTTTCGATAGAAAGAAACATGTAGATGGGCATTTAAAATACTTTGAACCAGGAGAAGATGTACATGTCTGTATCGACTTTAACGTCATGCGACAATGTTCTAGTGTATTCGCACTCAGAGGTCATCAGATGCAGTTTATCGATGAGATGCAAGGACACCCAGACACTGAAGCCCTCGCTATCGCTCTTAAGACCAAATTTGAAGGGCACAAAATCTATGCATACCCAGATCCATCAGGAAGATCTCGAAAGACTTCTGCGCCGGTGGGACGAACGGATTTCAGTATACTAGAATCCAATGGGATTATTTGTAAAGCGCATAGAGCAGCTCCTCCTATTGTTGATAGTGTTGCAGCTGTTAATCGTAAGTTACAAACCGCATCAGGTAAAATAGACCTGTATGTGCATCCAAAATGTAGCGGTACCATTTTATCATTAGAGAGAACAAAATGGACTGACCGTAATCTAGATATAGCGACTATTGATAAGTCGGAAGGTATAGAGCATTTTTCTGATGGTATTAGATATGCCACAGAATACCTCTATCCAATACAAACGGGCGGGAAACGGGTTTCTCGTGGTTTCAACTTTTAAGGATAATAAAATGGAAGCACAAGATTGGGTAAATGTCGTATTGAGTGCTGGAGGCACGATTGCCACAGCCGCATTGGGGCTACTTATGTCTAAGTTTAATAAGTTAGAAGCAGATAACGATTCTGTTGCAAAGGCTATTAGTGATGTTAAAATCCTTATTGCTAACGATTATGTGAAGAAAGTCGAACTTAATCAACAGCTACAAGATATCTCTAAAAAGTTAGATAAGTTAGAAGATTTAGAAACTCAAATGGCTACGCAATATGCTCGTAAAGAAGATCTTAAAACCCTAGGTGAAAGCCTGGGAAAGAAATTAGATCAAATACTCGATAAACTAGAAAGAAAAGCTGATAAGACAGATTGGAGGGGCAATGGCTAGATCCAAATTTAATAGTGCAACAGATGATCTAATTACAGATGGTGGTGGTGTTTTATGGTCATTCGTTAAAGGTGAACAACTCGAATTTCCTATTACACTTAATTTTATTACTGATGCATCTCTTGCTTATACATTTGAAGCTGTTTTATTAGAAGCCTTAAATGTAGATGGGCAAACAGAAGCACCATTGACTATCAAGTTAAATGGTGTTCAAACACCACTAACTGTTGTCAGGCCTCGTACACCAACTAATTGGGTATCGACAAATACATATAATTACGATGATGTAGTTTTATACAACGGCCTCTATTATAAATTCTTACTACTTTCAGGCAATGAAACTCCAAGTGCAATATCTACTAAATGGTTAAATATTAATTTAAATGATATTAGCATCAGATTCCCTAGTACAATATCTACAGGATGGGAAAAGAGTCCAACAGTAGATAGCCCTGTATATGGATTCTTTGAATTAAGAGTTACAGAACCGGCTAATCCATCTAATTTTGTTAGAACATGGAAACCAGTAAGAGGTACAGTAGAGCTTTTATATAGCCTTACTGACCTTGTACCTGACGTATGAAATTAAAAACTAATTTAATTTATGGTAAGCTAACAACTAACGTAACACAGAAATCCTTAGCCACTAACTATACAGTAGCGACTGCGATAACAGAATCAGCTTTCACATCTGCTGATTTTATTTATGATATTAATGATCCTGTCAGATATGGCGGGTATTATGAGGCTCTTGAAGAAAATATCAATATTGGTGAAATAGTATCTTTAGATGTAACACGGTCTATCCCTGTTGATAATTTCACTGCTAGTGATCTTAGCGTATTAGCTATAGGTAAAATTACATTAGACACTGTTAGTGTCAGTGAAATAATTGCTAAAGATATTAACATAGTTAAAGAGGAACATGGTAACTTCGATTACTTTGAATCCGGTTACGCAGAAGACCCTTATCTAGCTGATTTTCTTACTAAAGATACTGTTGATTTAGGTATATCTAAAGCTATTCCTATCGAAACATTTGCACCAACTGATACTATTTCTAAAGCATTTAGTAAAATTATTGTTGATCAATTTTCATTCAGCGACGCGTTAATGGAAATAGTCTATGCGAATGATAACGATGATTTTAATTTATCAGATATTATTTCTAATAACGTAGGTAAAGTATTTACGGATACCCTATCTCCAGTACTAGATCAGGTGGTGACAGGCGTTGGTAAAAACTTTAATGAAACATGTAGCGCAAGCGATAACTCTGTAAATGCTATTGGTAAAAATATTCAAGATAATATTTCAAATACTGATGCAATTAATTATAATGTAAGTAAAAATATTGCAGATACTGCAAGTATTGGAGATAGTGTAATTACATTATTATCATTCATTAGAGGTTTTATTGATACATTAAATTCTAGTGATTTAATTTCATTTGTATTAGGAAAAGTATTTTCAGATACCCTTTCTACTGCGGATACAGTTAAAAATGATATTGGCAAATTCATAAATGATTCGACCAGCACATCTGATAGCGTTAGTAGTAATATTAGTACATCAAAAAGTGACACAAGTACTACTATCGATAATATTTCGATACAATTTTCCGCAAGCAGAATTATTGCTGATACCTTAGCTGGTACTGATGTAATTAAGTATGATGTTAATAAGAATATTATAGAAACCCTATCAAGTAATGACAATATATTATTAAATCTTTCGCGTCCATTCGCAGATACATCATCCAACTCGGATTCTATATTATTAAATCCAAACAAAATAACTATTGAAACAATTGGATGCTCCGATTCGATTTCAATGTACTTTAATAATTATGTAGCAAATGACTACGTTACGCCTATGTATGTAGGAACTTTATACTAAAGGAAGACAAAATGATTTCAGAACAAATTCAAGCTAAAGGCTACGTAGAGTTCGAGCTTAGAGATGAAAATGGTAATGTTAAACAAAGTGGCACAAGTAATACGATTGTAAATATCGGTAAAGGCTATATCGCCCAAAGATTATTAGCTACTGGCGCACCATCAGCTATTGGTTGGGTTGGTGTAGGCACAGGAGCAACAGCTGTTACAGCTACAGATACAGCCTTAGTTGCAGCCCTAGGCGCACGTGTCGCTTCTAGTGCTCCTGCTGCGTCTACCACAATCCTTACCAATGATACTGTTTCAGTAGCTACCACATTTGGGGCAGGAGTCGCTACAGGCGCTATTACTGAAGCAGGTTTATTTAATGCCGCTACAACTACAGCAAATGATATGATTGCACGTACCGTATTTAGTGTTATTAACAAAGGCGCTGCAGATACTTTAACAGTGACATGGAAACTACAGGTACTCTAATATGGCCGTCAATATTGTCACTCGTCAGACAGGGTCGTATGCTAAGAATTCAACATTAACAAATACAGAGTTAGACACTAACTTCATTAACCTCAAAGATGCAGTCGATAATGTAACCGTTAATATTGAGAATACTAAAAGTAGCATTAGACCTAGTCTGTTGTTAGATTTTTCTAATCTTAAGAGATTAGATAAGAGAATTACATTTACACGAGCGTCCATCGGTACTAGATATAATGCTGATGGATTGCTCGAGAGAGTTGAGGCGGGTAAACCACGTTTCGACCATGATCCGGTTACTAAAGAGTCTTTGGGATTATTGATTGAAGAGCAACGTACTAATTTATTGCCATCTAGTGAGCAGTTTGATAGCGCTAGTTGGCTGCTATGGAACGCATTTATTTCACAAAATATTGCTATTGCGCCAGATGGCACATATTCGGCTAAATTATTAGCAGAAACAACTACAAATAGTGAACATTATGTTGATTATATAGTACCGTCCATTATTAGTGGCACAACATACACAATGAGTGTTTACGCTAAAAATGCCGGAGCTAAATTTATTAGACTTAGAACAGCTCTTTCAAATCCAGATTTAGATTATATTGTAGATCTTGAAACAGGTGCTTTGGCGGCAGGAACTCAATCATACTTAATTAATCCAAGTGTAATACCTGTAGGAAATGGGTGGTATAGAATTTCTGCGTCATATACAGGAACACTTACTCGAACAGGTTTATTTAGACTACAATTAGCCACAGGAGCAACCCCCCAAGCTGTTTATGCAGGCGATGGTAAATCTGGTGTTTATATTTGGGGTGCTCAATTAGAAGAAGGCGCATTTGCAACTAGTTATATCCCTTCAAGTGATACATTCACGTCACGCGCATCTACCGCTACATATACTGGATCTGATGGATTAGTTAAAACTGCAGCTATTGATACTGCGCGATATGATTATAATCCAATGAATTTGAAATTGGCGCCTAAGTTGTTACTTGAGCCTGCTGCGACTAATTTATTGGTATATAGTGAACAGTTTGATAATGCATCCAGCTGGCAGGCATCAAATGTGTCTGTAACACCTAATGCTGCTATTGCACCAGATGGTACAATGACAGCTGATATGATTACAGACACTAGTGCAACAGTTGAGGGGCATATTGCAGTAAATCTTAGTATAACGGCCAATGATGGAATAACTAGAACTTTTTCATGTTTTGTTAAAGCCGGGACAGCTACAAAGCCTGTTGTATGGATGGGATATTATAACGGTACATCTTGGCCTTCATCAGGTGCGACATTAAATACAGATGGAAGTGTAGCGTATTGGGGAGATGGGACTTATTCTATTACACCATATCCAAACAATTGGTATAGAATATCAGTGACCCTTAAAAACACACTTGCAGGTGCTTATTTATTAAATTGCAGAATACAGTCAGAATATTGGGGATTGGGCGGAGTTGGTGTTGGTAACTATTATGTATGGGGCGCACAACTAGAAGTAGGAACTACAGCCACTAGTTATATCCCAACAACTTCTAGCCAAGTTACTCGTAGTGCCGATGTGAGTTCATCGGGGCAATATACGCGATTGGCTGATAATGCTGTGATGACAGATTTAAATTGGTACAGACAAGATCAAGGCACATTGCATGCAACTTCAAGATTAATGTCAACTACTACTGCAGTATCGGTTTCGACTATAGCATGGGTAGATACGGCTGCAGGCGGTGCATTTATTTCATTAAGATATGTGAGCGGTAGTGGCAGCGCATTTATTGATTCGTACGGATTTAATAACAGTGTTTCTCAATGGGATTTAAATGGAGCTGCTGTTACATCACAAACTGTAATATCATGCGCACTTGCATACGCAACTAATGACATTGCACTTTCAGTTTCTGGTAGCACAACTGAAACTGATACGTCTGCTGCAGTTGGACAAGGTATGAGTAGAATGTTAATTGGGCCTACTCAAAACTTACACATACTCAAACTAGCATATTACCCTAAACGTCTGTCAAATGCAGAACTACAATCACTTACAGGAGGCTAAATGGGATTAATAGGAAATAAACCAAACCAAACCCCCACAAATGCCGACTTAGGTACAATGGCATATGAAGACGCTGATTACTTCAGGGGTAATACAGAGATCGATACACTTGGTACTGTTACAACAGGTGATATTAAGAATTCAGCATTAGCTAGATCAGGTAGAGCAACTATCAGACCTAGTCTATTATTAGATTTCGCTAATAGTAAAACTTTAGATCCACGTATCACATTTACACGTGGTGGCATTGGAACTTATACTGGTTACGATGGATTAATTAAAAGTGCTGCCAGTAATGAAGCTCGCTTTGATCATAATCCGCTTACGGGTGAATCGCTAGGCTTGTTGATTGAAGAACAACGCACTAATTTGCTGAGTTATAGTGAGAATTTTGACAATGCGACTTGGATTAAAGGTAATTCTACAATAACTGCAAATGCTGCTATTGCACCAGATGGGACGATGACGGCTGATAAGCATGTAGAAGATACGAGTAACGGAGCGCACTATCTTGTTTATCCTTTTAATGCAGTTAGCGGAAATGCATATACTGCTTCATTTTATATGAAAGGCGGCGAAAAGGCTGAAGCACTTATAGGGTTTGACATTACTACTGGATTTTCTGGATATCAATATGCTAAATACAACCTTACCACTAAGGCAGCTGCCGCATATCTAGGCTCTCCAACTATTTCAATGATATCTGTCGGGAACGGATGGTATCGCTGTTTTGTTACAGCAACTGCAACCGGAACCGGTAACGCACAGCTTAGTGTTCAATTATTTAACGGAACTACTAATGTCTATACAGGCGATGGAGTGTCCGGCTTATACATCTGGGGCGCACAACTAGAACAAGGCGCATTTGCTACAAGCTATATCCCTTCCGCCGATACCTTTACTTCCCGTGCGTCAACCGGTACGTTCATTGGTTCAAACGGTTTAATTCAATCTGCTGCGACTAATGTAGCTAGATATAATTACAACCCATTAAATTTAGCGTTATCACCTAAGTTATTATTAGAGCCTGCTTCGACTAATTTGCTGACTTATAGTGAAGATCAATCAAATGTTTGGTATTCGCCTGTTGGCGGTCTTACAGTCACAAATAATACAGCTATCTCGCCAGACGGTACAATGACAGCAGATACGCTTGCCCATACAAATACATCAGATAGTCCTCGTAGACAAGATGTCGCAATTGCAAATAATTCTTCAATATATACCTTTAGTATATACGTAAAACAAGGCACAGCGCCCTATACTAGTATTAGTATAGCCTTTGTTTTAGGATCTACGCCGGTATATACTGGGATGGCTGCGGTACGGTGGTCTGATTTGGCTATAGGCAACAGAGCCTCCGTTTTGGGTTCCTCAATTATTCCTGTTGGCAATGGCTGGTATAGATTCTCTGTAACAGTTGCTAATAATTCTACAGGAAATGTTTTTGCAACCCTAGACGTCAGAAACCAAGGTGATGGCTCAATAGGATTTGGAGTTGGTACTGAAAATGGTACATCTTATATATGGGGCGCACAACTAGAAACCGGAAATACAGCCACTAGTTACATTCCAACAACCTCAGCACAAGGAACAAGATCTGCAGATGTATCTAGCTCATCAGCGGCAACTCGTCCAGCGGATAATGCTGTTATTACTGGGACTAACTTTTCAAGTTGGTATAGACAAGACGAGGGGACGGTGTTTGCTAAAGCCGATTCTTTATTTAAAGGAGCGAATTTCATTGCTAGTATGAATAATGGTACTAATACCAACTCTATTAACATTTACGTGAATAACAATCTTTCTCAATTTGAAATAAATACTAACTCTATAAATCAAGCTAATTTAAATGTAACGTCATCGCCTACATTTGATTTTGCTGGGGGATATAAAGTTAATGACTTTAGTGTTTCTTATAGCGGTTCTTCTGTTTTATCTGACTCAAGTGGAACTGTTCCGCAAACCAATCAAGCTTCGCTTGGCTCATGGTTCAGTAATTTGTATTTAAACGGTCACATCGCCAAACTAGCCTATTACCCGAAACGTCTCAGCAACACTGAACTTCAAGGACTCACAACAACATGAAAAACTATTTTTTAAAATTCACAAATGAAGCTGAGTTCACAGCTAAGTTCTTAGAATTAGGCTTAGCAACTATTGAACCAGTTTGGGGTACAGAAAGTGATACCCAATTTATTACAAAAATTACTACAGACGTAATTGGCTTAATCTATAAACCAACAGGTCAAGTATTACGTACTGAAGATAACCTGCAATATCCTGAAATGCTGCCCATTGACGGATGGCATGTTAATATTAAAGCTGATTTAACATCTGAACAAGAATCTGCATTGCCGTTAATTACAGCACCGACAACCCCTTATAGAATATGGGCAGGTGAGTGATGTTAATCGGTACAGATCCTGATCAAGTACCCACCAATGCGGATTTAGGTGAGTTGGCTTATTTAGATGCTAATTATGTTTTACCTGCCACTGGCGGCACAATGACGGGTGCAATTAACCTTACTGCAAACAGTGGCTATAATATTTATGCTTCGGGAACGGCTGATAACTATTTGGCTGGCGACCTTACTGTAGGAGCATTAATATCTACAGGAATTGGCGTTACTACAGGGGCAGCAGGTATAGAATTGGGTGGCAATAGAACTGGAGATGGAACGTCATATATTGACGTCCATTCAACTTCTGGCGCAGATTATGAAACCCGAATTATTAGAGGTACTGGTGCTAACGGAGCTTTCCAAATAATAAACACTGGAACAGGAGAACTTCAATTACAATCTGCTAATACAGCGTCAATTACTTTTTTAACTAGCGCAACTGAGCGCATGAGGATTGATAGTGCAGGGCGAATTGGGGTAAACGTAATTCCGTCTGCTGGGCGTGGATTGACTATAGCTGGGACAGGGCTTATTACCGGAGCAGTAAATGGCTTTAGTGTTCTTTCCGCTCCTGTGGTAGCGGCAGATGTCACAGGTGATTATAACATATTTCGCGGTACAACTACGACTGCGGCTAGTGCGTTTACTCTAGCTAATGCGATTAACTTCGTGGCAGCACAAGGTGTTATTGGTGCAGGTTCGTCAATTACTAGCCAATATGGTTTTCAAGTAAATGAAACACTCATAGGTGCGACAAGCAACAATTGGGGTTTTGTTGGTAATATACCGTTTGGTACAGGTAGATACAATCTCTATATGGCAGGAACGGCAGGTAACTATTTGGCTGGGAATTTGGGGATTGGTACAAGTCTAGCCAGCTCAAAGTTACATGTTCGTAGCGATGCGAACGCTTTGACAATACTCGGTCAGTTTCAAAATAGAGTTAGCGGAGCAAATACTGGCAGCGTGCTGGCATTTATAAATAGCGCAAATGATACCGAAGACAATAGATACTCATATATCGGTGCAGTAACTACAGGGGTTGGGCAAAACGGAAACAACTTGGTCTTTGCATCAAATGCGAACGGGCAAGCAGCTGTAGAGTGTATGCGTATTGAATCGTCTGGCAATATTGGAATTGGTACAACCTCACCAAATCTCTCAGCGATTCTTGATGTGCAATCAACGACAAAAGGCGTGAGAATGCCTAATATGACAACTACGCAGAAAAACGCTATATCCTCTCCAGCGGCAGGGTTGATGGTTTTTGATACAACATTAAGTAAACTTTGCGTGTACTCTGGTGCGGCATGGCAAACAATCACTTAAGGAAATACTCATGACAACAACATACACATACGAACCAACTAACTTGCAACGCGACCAAAACGGTATTGTGAACCAAGTGCAATTTACAATCACAGCATCAAACGGCACAGACAGCGTAACGGTTAACTCGATCACAGGCTTACCTGCACCTAAAGGCACAGTCATTGATTACGATAAACTATCAAAAGCAGATGTTATTGCATGGATTAAAAAGTTAGTGGGTACACAGTCTGAAGCGTTAGCAGATTCGGAATTAGCGGCTCATATTGAAAACAAACAAATCGTACTATCTAACGGCACACCTTGGAGCAACTAATGATTACTTGGAATTTATCTGAAGAATCAGCAAATGCAATATTAGGTACGTTAGGTCAACTTCCAACTTCGTCCGGTGCATACCCCCTGCTTGTTGATTTAAAACAGCAAACTGATAGTCAAACTGAAGAAAAGAAAGAGGATTAGCTATGCCTTCCAGAGCGTACCCAATAGATAGCAATCAGTATGTCTGGGATGAAGAAACTATTTCATGGAAATTAGTAACCGATTTTGAATAAATAATAACGCAATTATATTGCACAGAATTGAGGGGTCTTCCCTCACGAACCGAGTTGGGCGGTTTCTACCTAACAAAACCCCGGGGTTTAATATGTCATTTTTAGACGATTTAAAAGATGCAGTAGAAACAGTAGTAGAGGTAGCTGTACCTTTAGCACCTCACGATATCGTAGAAACAGTTGTTGATGTAACAATCGACACTATCGCGGATGCTGTATCATGAAGAATACTTTAGATAAAGCATTTAAAGATGCAGGAAAAGCTATTAATCACACTGTACACGAAGCAGCAGACGTTGCAGAAAAAGTTGTGACTAATCCTGATGTACAAGAAGTAGCAAAAGAAGTTGCTATTGGCGTTATTGTTGCAGCGGTATAGTTATGGAACTTAGCGATAAAGGCGCAGAAGACTTAAAAGGTTCTGAAGGGTTTAGATCGCAACCGTATCCAGATGGTGAGGGCGTCCCTACTATTGGCTTTGGTAGTACTTTCTATGAAAATGGTACCAAAGTTACTATGAAGGACGCTCCCATTACTAAGGAACGAGCGTTACAACTTTTCAAAGTTACCCTTAAGCAATACGTAAGCGCAGTAGACAAGTCTGTTACTGTACCTTTAACCCAAAACGAATTCGATGCATTAGTCGAATTAACCTATAATATTGGTGGCCCTGCTTTTAAGAAATCTACTCTACTACGTCTTTTAAATGCTGGTGCACCAAAAGAACAGGTTGCTGCCCAATTCCTCAGATGGAATAGAGACGAAGGCAAAGTAGTTGAAGGCTTAACCAATAGACGTAAACGTGAATCAAATAAATTTTTAGGACTTACCAAATGAGCGAATTAATTGAACCAAAAGCAGTAGCAGTTGCTAAAGTTGAGTTTACACCATTCTTTAACCAAGTACCATCTAATTGGGAATTAAGTGCTAAAGACGACACTATTGTTGGCTACAACCCTGTATCTGGCGAAAGATTTGAAGGTACAATGGAAAACTTTAATAAAGCTATAAGAGGCTGATATGACAGGCGTCGTTAAAACAGTAGCAGATCCTTGCCAGACGTACCTTCATTTTATATCTTCTTGGGCCAAAAGTCGCGCTGTTTGTAACGGTGAACGTGCAGTTAAAGAGATTGATAGCTCTTTAGATTTAATTAGAATGACAAATCTATTGTTACCATTCTCCCCTTCCATGAGCGTTAGACAGTACGAGTTCTATAAAGCAGAAGCAGAGTTGCCAGGCATTACAGCACAGTTTGCTAAAATGTTAGTAGGCGGCATGTTGAGAAAACCACCTATTATTGAGTTACCTGATAATGCACCTGAAGAAGCATTAGACTGGCTTACTAATAATATTGGCAGAGATGATTGTACTCTTGTAGCTTTCTTAGATGATATTTTATGGGAAGAAGTGCAGACGTCTAGAGCATGGGTATTTGTAGATTATCCTAATATAGAAAATCCAGATGCACTAGATAAAGAAGTTAAAGATCAAATTAAGCCATATCCTATTTTACAAAAAGCTGAAACAATTATTAATTGGTCTACCACTACTAATATGTTTGGTAAAACAGTTTTAAATCGTGTAATTGTAAAAGGCTATATGGATGATTATAGTGTAAATGAATTTCATGCTACCCGTGTACCAGCTGTTTGGGTGCATGAACTAGATGAGAATGGTGAGTATAGAATTAGAGTATATGCAGGTACAATTGCAGATAATGGTGACCAAACAATTAAACCAGGCGATGCTGCCAGTAGAGGCGATCGTCTATTACCTTCAGGTGGTTTTCAATTAGTAGCTGTTTTAGAGAGTATTCTATCTAATGGTGAAAAGCTAACCCATATACCTGCATGGCCTTTGAACGGCAATATCACACCTGTAACACCTTTGTTAGCACCTATTGTTGACAAGGAAATTAGCTTGTACAATAAAATTAGTAGACGTAATCATTTGTTATATGGTGCTTCTACGTATACACCTGTTATTGCATCTGATATGTCAGACGAAGAATTTGAGGATATTGTAAATTCTGGATTAGGTGCTTGGATAAGATTAAGACAGGGCGATACTGCTACTGTACTAGAAACGCCTACAGCAGCGTTAGCAGATATGCAGGCGGCTATTGCATCTACTATGGATGAAATGGCTAAGCTTGGCATTAGGATGCTAACTACAGAAAATGAACAATCTGGTGTTGCATTAGAAATACGTAATGCTTCTCAAACAGCACAATTAGCTGTTTTAAGTACTAAAATATCAAATACAATGAAGCAAGTTATTTGTCTGATGCTTAACTGGCGTTATAATTTAGATTGTAAAGCTTGTGATATTACATTTGAACTATCTGCAGACTTTGATCCAGTCCCATTAGGTGCTGATTGGCTAAACCTAATTACTCAATGGTATCAAGGCGGCTTATTGCCAAGATCTGTTTGGTTACAAATGTTGAAAGCCAATGATATTCTGAATGCTGAGTATGACGATGAAGAAGCATTAGCAGAAGTTAATAATGATCAGCAAATTATCCCTGCTGCAACTAAATACAATGATCAATATGCCTTACAAACTGAGGCAGCTGCAACTGGAAAGGCCTCTGCGCCTAAGGAGTAATTATGAAAAGTGTAAGAAGAAGTATGGCACTTAAAGGCAACCAAAATGCTAAAGGTGCACGTGGTGGGGCTACTGTAGGTACTATTGGTGGCTTATTTGGTGTACCTGGTTCTCTAGTAGCTGGTATGGTTGCACAAAACCATGCTAATAAAACTTTAGGTACTGCTAATAAAGCACAAGGCCAGCGTGTTCTTAGTAGACAACGTAAAGTATCAACTGGAATCGGAGCAGCATCTGTAGGCGCATCGATTGGTTATAAATCAGCTATGCTTGCCAGTCCTGCGACAATGCTAGCAGGATTTAAAGGTGGCTCTATGCTATCTAGTGCTGCGCTAGCTTCTGGCATTGGCATGACAAAAGGAATGGTTGTTGCTGGAGTAGGTGGTGCTATTGCAGGTGCTATTATTGGTGGTGGTACTAATTACTTAGCATCCCGTGCTGGTTCTGCAATTATTGGAAGTCCTGAGAAAAAGAAAAATGTAGCGCGTGATGTAAAAGCACTACAGGCACACATGAAAGCAGGTAAACCCTTATCTGCTACTAAGATGACTAAACTCGCTTATTAGGTTTAAAAATGGCCGTTAATGCTAACACACAAATTTATGACAAGACGCTAGATCGTGCTGCAATGACACGCCTTTATGAAAGAAGAGTCTCCGGAAAAGTAGATGTAATCATTGATGGCCATGTTCTTCGTCTTGACAAGTTAATAAAAGCTTTTGAGAATATGAACCCTTTTCGTAAAGAATTGGATAAAGAACTTACAAAAACTTATAAGAATGTAAATAATACTGTACATAAAGACTTATTGTCTTTAACAACAGATCAATTATCTTTTGCCTACCAAAAAGTAGAAGTAGCAATGGGTAATATTTGGCGTACAGAAAGACCTAAACAACGAGTTGCAGAAGAAATAGCACTAGCAAATCCACTTCACAAAAACCAAACAATGGAACAAGGTTGGAGTGGAATTGCTAATAATGAAAAGATTAGACTAGAAGCTGTAATCCGTAAAGGTATTGCTGACGGTAAAACAATGGATCAAATAGCTCTTGAAGTACGTACTGGTAGCGTACATAAGATTACTAGAACGCAAGCTAAAGGTTTAGTTATTACTGCAGTTACTTCTGTATGCTCTCAAGCTGATCATGCAATCTATAAAGCAAATGGTAAAGCCTTACAAGGGTGGCAATATGTCTCTGTTCTTGATGCTCGTACAACCCCTGTCTGCGCTGGTCGCGATGGGCATATTTATGACATTTCTGATACTGTACATCTTCCTCCAGCTCATTGGCATTGTCGTTCAACAACTACTCCTGTGTTTAAATCATGGGAAGATATGTCAAAGCTTGAAGGTGTTGCACAAGTTCGTAAACGTAATCTATCTAGCCTTACTGATGAACAAAAGGCTTTTTACGATGGAAACACTCCACTTAGAGAGTCTTATAACGACTGGTTATTAAGACAACCTCAAGATATTCAACTAAGACACTTAGGTGACTATAAAAAAGTTAGTATGTTTAATACTCAGCAGTTAACTTTAGATAAGTTTACTAATGATGAAGGCAATACTATTGGTATTACTGAGCTAAGACGTATGACGGATTCTACGTATACGCTTCCAAATGATACTCAAAAGTTTGCTAATGCTAAAGCTAAATTAGATGCTATGCAGTTACATGCAACAACGCCTGAAGACTTTTATCAAGATACAAAATTAGTAAATACATTAAGAGATTATTATTTATTACAAGCTGGAGAATTGGATGGCACCTTATCACTCACAAACTATCGCGGCGGCCTCTTGCATACCAAGAAAGCTACCAAATCACGAGTACTAAACAATCTGCCAACAGAAGAACAAACGATCTTTAATCCAGTTACAGGTCGTTACGAAGACGTCAGATTGTACCAACCAAACGTTGAAGTACTAAATAATAACCTAAGGCTATTACGTGAAAGTCCTGTATTAAAGCAAGAGGATAAAGACTTTATTGAGAAGTTTATTGGCAGCCTTGATGAAAAGATGGGTGCTAATGAAAGAGCAGCTGTAGCAGATAACCTTCGTATTATATTTACTAGGTTCCGTAATAACGGAGAGCAATGGGGCAACTTCAAGGCTGTAGTACAAGGCCAAATTAAGTTTGATGTAATGAACGTATCAGATTCTCTTGAGACACAATTAAGAAGAGATACTGATGTGCTTAAGAAGTTAACTCAAGATAATTATATTGATCCAATAT